TGCGGCCGAGCCATCGTGTACGGGTTTCCAAGTCGATCGGAGCACAGGACGGGCGCTAGAACCACTCGCACGGGCTCCGTGCGCCTCCTGGGCGCGAGAACCGCGCTCACGCGGGGAGTTATACCCCCGGAACTCTCTGAGCGCCTCTCAGGCGCGGTGTCTGTAAAGGTGATCCGTAACACATCCGCACGGTGTGCGTCAAGGTAACGCGTATATACATTATGAGGGCCTAAGGGCCCTCTACTAAGAGCGCCACCAGGCGCTCGTCTAGAAGACCGGCCTTTGAGGGCCGGTCATAGATCGAACCCGCAACTGCGGGTTCTCAGGCCGCGCCAGTGCGCGGCCAGTAAAGGGGTGTTCGAGTCATGTACGGCACTCGTCGGAGTGCCCACTGGGACTCGCAACCGGGCAAGTTCGACGTTCTGAACCTGCGGATGACCTTCCCAAGCTCGTCCGCTCACGATGTCCCAGACATCCGGCCGACCGACTTCGTCCCGGCCAACCTCGCAGCGTGGAATATGCCACGCCATCGCGAATACGCCGCCTTATCGGGCGGCGCTCTCCACTTCTTCCTTGACGATTACCGTTTCGAGACCGTTTGGTCGTCTCCCGAGCGCCTTTTGGACCGCGTGAAAGCGGTCGGCGCGGCGTTGACGCCCGATTTCAGCCTGTGGCGCGATATGCCACGGGCCGCGCAGGTCTGGAATGTGTACCGCGCCCGATGGTGCGGTGCTTATTGGCAGTCGCAGGGAATTGAGGTCATTCCCACGGCGTGTTGGAGCACGCCAGACACATTCGATTTCTGCTTCGACGGCATTCCGATCGGAGGCACGGTCGCCATTTCCTCGATGGGCATTCGCTCATCGAAGGTCGACCAGGCGCTATTCCGCGCCGGCCTTCAGGAATTGCTCGATCAGCGGCAACCGCAGTTGCTCCTGGCGTACGGCCAGCTCCGCTACTGCGACGACATCAACCTTCCCGAGGTCCGCGAGTACCCGACCTTCTGGGACAGACGCAGAAAGCAGGTTTCCGACTCATGGGAGGACGGGGCGGCGCAGGCGGTCCCGGACCAGGGACCGGAGCCAAGAACAAGAAGGGCGCTGGAGCAGCCGGTGGATCTGGAGGCGTAGGCGGCGGCGGTGGATCCGCAGGCAGCAGCGGCTCGGGTGGCAAGGGCACCGGCAGCGCCGGTACCGGAGGCGTCATCGGAGGCGGCTCGAGCGGCGGAAGCGGCGCGGGCAGTGGCTCGTCCATCAGCAACCAGAACGCGACCAAGCTCAAGATCAGCTTCGGCGACGGCCTGACCACGGCCGAGCGCCAGGAGCAGCAGGACAAGTTCGACCAGATGCCTGACCACCTGAAGTCGAAGCTGTTCGACTCGGGCATGAAGCTCTACGTCGGCAAGCGCGCCGACGAGACGCCAGGCTGGGCCGAGCACGCGAAGGCCACAGGGGCCAAGTCGACAGACAAGATCGCGGACGGCCGCGAGATCGGCTCGCTGAGCTTCTACATGGGCAGCCGCAACGAGATCTTCATCTCGGTACACCACCCTGGCGGGTCGGTGAACGTCTACGTCCACGAGATGGGGCACGCGGTCGACTACCAGATCATCGGGGACGGCCGTCTGGTTAGCAACGACCCAGACTGGATCAAACTGCACACCGACCACATCCTGAACAACCCGCTGATCAACTCGTATTACCGAGGCGGGCCATCAGGGAAGAACGCCGCATCTGGTCGCAAGGAGCTGTTTGCTGAGGGGTTCGCCATCTACAACAAGCACGGTATCATCGGCCTGCGAGGATTCGTCGGCAGCCGAGAGGTCGCCGACATGATGGTCGCCGTCTGGAAGAGATACGGAGTAGTCCAATGATGCCACCTACGGATCCGGTAGATCCGCCCGAAGGTGATGTCGTCCCCTACCCGAACGACATCCTCATCCTCGGCGGCAACCGCTGGCTCTCGACGGCCGGTCGCATCCTCCCAACGGAGTTCGGCGACCCGGTCGAGCTGGAGCCCAACACGCTGAAGTTCTGGGAAGCAGCCGCACTTCGCGGCACCGGAAAGCCTCTCTCTGAGCTGATCGTGTGAGCTGGGCCGGTTCGGGCCGGCGTCAAGAACTACCAGAGGACTGGGAGCTGAACTACCGGCTCCCGGTCCTTTCTCGTGACCGCTGGCTATGCCAGGTCAACGGCCCCGGATGCGTAAGAGCCGCAACCGATGTCGACCACATCAAGCGGGGCAACGACCACTCACGGTCGAACCTGCAATCGCTCTGCCGTGTGTGCCACGGCAGGAAGTCATCTGCCGAGGGCGTAGCCCGCAGGCGGGAACTCAAGGCCCGGAGGAAGCGACCACCAGAACGACACCCTGGGCAACGCTAATCCGCAGGCCAGGTGCCTGCTCTCAGCCCAGGAGGCGACATGGCAGGAACTCGCGGTCCCATCGGGAAGCGAGACGAAGAGCGGGTCCGCAGGAACGTCCCTGAGAGCCCAACCGAGACCGTCGTGGTTCACGGCGCGGTAGTGATCCCCGAGATGGGCGATCTCAGCCACCTCGGTGAGACGCATCCGCTCATCGAAGAGATGTACGAGTCGATCAAGAAGTCTGCGGCGGTCAAGTACTACGAACCGACCGACTGGCAGTTTGCCCGACTCGCTCTCTACACGCTCAACCAAGAACTCATCGCAGCCCAGCACCAGGGCAAGCCGATCGGCGCGATGAAGCTGACAGCCATCAACCAGATGCTCTCCGCGCTGCTGCTGACAGAAGGTGACCGACGACGCGTTCGGCTCGAAATCGAACGGAACCCCGGACCCGACACCGGGGGCAAAGTCCTCGACGTAACCGACATGCTCAAGCAGCGACTCGCAGCAAGCGGGACCGGAGGCTGATGGTCCCCCGGAGGGGGTTCTGAGCGCCGCCGCTACCGGCGCTCCCCCCTCTGGGGTTGACATCCCACCCCGAAAGGAACCACATGGCCGACATCGGCATTCGCGTAGACGGTGACAGCCTCGTCCTCTGGCGTGGGCGCGACTTCAAATGGGTCTTCGAGAACCTCGACGCTAACCAGAACCCGGTCAACTACCCGCCCGGAAAGCTGTTCTTCGAGCTGCAGACCGGTGGCGAGCACAACGCGCTGCACCAGGTCTACGTTACCGGAGCTACCGGAGGCACGTACTCGCTCAATCTCAACGGAACCGACACTCCCCCAATCGATTTCAACGACGTATCGGAGAACCCGCAGGGTCTGCCCGGCGACATCCAAGACGCAGTCGACGCTGCGCTCGGGGCCGGTAACGGAATCGTGCATCCGGTCTCGCTGTTCCCCGCGTGGACGCTCAACTTCACCCTCAACAGCGCCAAGCCGCTGAACGAGCAGTTGGTCAACACGATCAACAAGGCCGCGAACGACTTCTTCGACACGTTCGACCAGCTCCTGGGGGTCGACGTGGAGATGACGGTCACCGACACCCTGCACTTCCAGCTCAAGGTGACCTCGCGGCGCTCGTTCGATGAGGTCGGTGTCGTCACGTTCGCGGTCAACGTTACGAGCACGGCCGTCAAGAACTTCTTCAACGGCTTCGCCGGTCTGATCGGCGTGGTGAACACAGTGTCCACCGACTTCTACTGGAACCGCACGTACAGCATCGAGTTCGTGAATGCGCTTGGGCTGCAACCGATTCCGCCATCGACCGCGAACATCACCAACCTGGTCGGCACCAACAAGGCGGTCACCGTCACGGTCGAGGAGCCAGGCAGGCACCCGCTGACCATATGGGACTTCGTCATCGAAGAGTCCATCGCATCGATCAAGATCGAGTCTGAGAAGGCCGACGAGATCGGACGCGGTACCAAGTGGCAACTGGTCTTCCTCCCCGAAGGCGAGCCTGCCGGTGGCGACCCGATTGCGTTGGGGACGGTCTCGAGGTTGGGCTGATGCAGCTTCGAGGTTCATCCCCGGACGGTAAGCCTGCGGTCTCCTACGTCGGCTCCCCCACCGGATCGGTAGTCGGAGTCCCGCAGAACCCGGTCGGAAGCGTCTCTGTAACCGACCGTAGGACCGCTGAGCGGCTCCGCAGCGAGCCCGGAGACACCCCGAAGGGGGTACTCGCCCCGCAGCGTCCACAGGGCCATCTGCTGGCGATGCCAGGACGCCCCGGCCCGCAAGGGCCGCAGGGCGAGCCCGGTGACGGGCTCCGCATCGACGGCCAGGTCAGCACCTACGCCGATCTCCCCGCCTCCGTGCCGGATGGCGAAGTGTGGGTCGCCGATGGGCTGATCTACCGCTATCAAGGCGGCTGGCCTGCACAGGCTGACGGCGCACATGTCTCTGGCCCCGCAGGTCCGCGAGGGCCGGTAGGGCCGCAAGGCCAACAGGGTCCGATCGGCCCACAAGGTCTCGTAGGCCCCCGAGGCGACCAAGGCGACACAGGCCCCCAGGGTCTGAAGGGCGATACCGGCGCACAAGGCCCGAAAGGCGACACCGGTTCCCAAGGCGCGCTCGGCCCAGTAGGCCCGAAGGGCGACACGGGAGACCAAGGCCCCCAAGGCATTCCAGGCCCGGAAGGGCCGAAGGGTGACAAAGGCGACCGAGGCGATACGGGTCCGCAAGGACTGACCGGCGAGCGAGGCCCTCAAGGTCTCCAGGGCCTGCGAGGCCCGGACGGTCAGATCGGCGAGACTGGAGCAGAAGGGCCGGAAGGCCCAACCGGACCCGAAGGCCCCGAAGGGCCTCAAGGCATCCAAGGCCCGAAGGGCGACAAAGGTGATACCGGAGCTACCGGTGCCAAGGGCGACAAGGGCGACACCGGATCCCAAGGGCTGCAAGGCATTCAGGGGCCAGCGGGCCCGAAAGGCGACAAGGGCGATCCTGGTGCCCAGGGTATCCAAGGCCCAAGCGGCACACCGTCTTCCAACAACACGGTGCTCGACTTCGTGAAGGTCACCCAGGCCCAGTACGACGCTGGTCCGAAGACGGCCACCACGTTCTACGTGATCGTGGGGTGACACATGGCGATTCGACTCGGCGGCATAAACCCGCTGTTCCGCGTCGGCACGCAGACCCCCTCGCGGATCTTCATCGGCGACCGGCAAGCGTGGCCTGAGTTCGCCGAGGTCAGGCAGCAGTTCACCGCCACCGGCAACTACACGTTCCCTATCCCCGCCGGCTGTGTCTTCATCGACGTGATCCTCCTCGGAGGGGGCGGCGGTGGCCAAGGCATGGGTAACGCGACCGCGTGGGGCAAGGGTGGTGAAGCCGGTGACTGGCAGATCGTCACGCTTCGTCGTGGAGTCGACATCCCCTGGACGGCAACGACAATCACCGGCTCGGTGGGCGTCGGCGGCAAGGCGGGTGACGGTGGCCTCTACCTCGGCAACAACGGCCCTGGCGGTCCAGGCGGCAACACCACAGCGGTCATCACCGGCCTCGGCACTCTCACCGCCCTCGGCGGTGCGGGAGGCCATGAGCGCAACCTCGACACCGCAGGTAGGTCTCCGGGCACGCAGAACGTGAACGGCATCGACTACGTCGGCGGCGCTGAGGTCAACGGCATCGCAGGCAGCCAGGCAGGTAGCCCTCCGGGCGGCGGCGGTCAGGCATCACGCACCTCGACCGGATTCTTCGGCATCGCAGGCGGCGCTGGCGCTCGCGGACAGGCGTGGTACCGCGCATACATCTAGTTCTGAGCTAAGCGGCCCCCTAACCCAGAGGGGTTGCCCTAGCTAGGTTTTCGAGCCCGTTCCCCTACTGAATGCAACGGGCACTCCTTCCTCGCTAGCACAACTGGTAGATGCGCTCGGCTCTGGACCGAGAGGTTTGAGGTTCGAATCCTTGGCGAGGAGCTTGACATCCACCACGAAAGGAACACCATGTTCGCAAAGATCGCCGCGCTGATCGCGCAGGCGCTGATCCCGATCATCGCCAAGGCGGTGGCCGACGAGATCGCCAAGCACGTACCAGCTTTGACCAAGGCGGTCGTGACGGCTGCCGCTGAGGCGGCTGCGAAGGGCGCAGAGCGCGGGTCGGACAAGATTACCGACCTGATCCCCGGCCAGTGGGACGACCGGATCATCGACCCGATCGTCAAGAGGGCACTCGACATCTTCCGGCGGCGCTGATGGCACGCCGACTCTTCAGAGGTCGGCAGTTCTCCGAGAACGGTTGGCCCTACGTCGATCAGGGCTCGTGTACCTGGGACGAGGTCGTCCCCGGTGTCTGGCTGCAGATCCAGAACGGCATCCCCTTCACCGTCCTCCGGGCGTTCGCCCGCGACTTCAACGAGCACGTCGAGAAGCTCCGCGATGCGGACTCCGCGTGCTGGACCCAGGACAACTCGGTCGACACCAGTAACCACCCCGGTGGCACGGGTGCCGACTTCAACTGGAACGGCGAGGACGGCAGGACGTTCCGCTACGGGATCACCGAGGCCCGCGCCTACCCCGGCGACAAGGCCCGCAGGCTCCGAGAGCTGCTGGACTTCTACGAGGACAACGTCTTCTGCGGCGGCTTCTGGGACATCCGCGACTGGATGCACTTCCAGATGGGCTACGGCACATACGATTCCAAGGCTGACCGGCCTACGCAGAAGGTCACCGACTTCGTCGCTCGCAAGATCCGCCCGGATGGGTGGTCGACGTTCAAGCGCGGAGGCAGTGGCGCACCAGCGCCTGCAGTCGACGGCGCTGCCGTGCTGGCCAAGGCCGCAGGCATCCCGCTCGCGAAGGCTCAGGAGATCCTTCCGGCGTTCCGCGAAGGCGCGGTCCTGGCGGAATGCACCACGTTCCCCCGGCTCGCGATGTTCATCGCCCAGACGTGCTGGGAGTCCGATCAGTATCGGGCGACCGAAGAGTACGCCAACGGGCCGATGGATCAGGAACGCTGGATCTACAAGGGACGCACCTGGATCCAGCTCACCTGGCGCTCAGCCTACGAGGGCTTCGGCCGGTGGTGCCACGCACGCGGGCTCGTCAGCGACCCGATGGTGTTCGTCAACAACCCGCGCTCGCTCGCGGACCTGAAGTGGGCCGGCCTCGGCGCTGCCTACTACTGGACGACGACAGTCCGGTCGACGCGGAAGTACCCGACGCTCAACCAAGCATCGGATGCCCGTGACGTGCTGGTGGCGACTCAGATCGTCAACGGCGGGACGACGCACCTCGCAGAGCGCACAGCCATCTACAACCGCGCCATCGCCCTCGGCGATGAGCTGCTGCAAATCCTAGGAGAGGAGGACTTCTTGTCCGCACTCACACCCGCAGAGCAGAGAGAGCTTCTCGACTTGCTCCGTTGGGGATTCGCCCCGGAGTACGGCGAGTTCCGCAAGCTGTTCCAGAACGAGGACATGTACCGCGAGGACAACGTCCGCAGGCGCACCGCCGTTGGTGCCGCCCTGGATTCCCGGACATTTAGCTGGGAGGACCGCGTCGAGAAGAGCGCGGAGCGCGGCGAGCTGTGGGCCATCGACCTGGTGGTCCGGGCCGCTCGCGGCACCCTCCCCGGCGTCATTCGTCCAGGCAGCAACACCCCTGACCCGTTCCTGGTCAACCACGCACGCCAAGTGCTGGCCGACATCGAGGCCATCAACCCAGAAGCACTGAAGAACTACCTGAAGGGGGCCTCATGAGCCCGAAGATTCGTGAAACGCTCTACTACGTCGGAGCGATCGTCCCCGCCCTCCTGGGTATCGCCCTGATTTGGGGCGGGATCGACGCTGGCGCAGCCGATTCCATCGGCAGCATCATCGCCGGTGCCCTCAACCTGATCGGCGCTACCGCTCCTGCGGTCGCCGCCAAGAAGGTGAACGAGCAGCGCAAGGACGGCACCCTGAGTGCCTCTCCGGTGGATGCGGTCGTGAAGGGCGTCGAGCAGGTCGTCGCGGCTCGTAACGCCGCGCAGGCTGAAGTCGAGAAGGTCACCCAGGTCGTCGGCGGCGTCCTCAGCGACGTGCAGCGCGCGGCCGAAGCGGTCAACCTCGGCCCGCTGGCCTCGCAGATCCTCAACGGTCTGCCGAACGGCTTCGCTCCCAGAGCGTTTGCGCCGCACCAGGCGTACAGCCAGGCGTACGACTACGACCCGGTCACGCTCCCCCAGATCCGATGAGCCTCAAGCTCGGCAGCTCCGGGCTGATGGTCTCAGCCTGGACTGCTGTCATGAAGAAGCGGTTCAGCTCCTACGCCCTCGGGCGTGATGGCCAGCCCATCAAGGTCGACGGCTACTTCGGGTACGACGAGCAAGCGGTTCAGCAGGAGTACCAGCGCAGGACTAAGCAGGCCCCGACCGGTGAGGTATCCGACCTGGATCTTCACCGGCTCGGGCTCCTGCCCACGCTGATCACCACGCACGGCTCCGGGCAGCCTGACCCGTTCGGTATCGGCTACCCCGCCGACATCGCACGGCGGCTCCTGCACCTGTACCGGTGGCAGCCCACGGGCAACTACCCCGCGACTTCGGTGCCGATGAACAAGTCGGCCGACGCAGGCGAGCGCGAGATCAACCGGTTCATTGACGACCCCAACATCGTCCCCGGCCCGGTGGCCTTCGTGGACTACAGCCAAGGGTCCATCTGTGGCGGGCGCGTACGAAACCGCATCCGGCGCGGCGAAGCGCGTCCGGGAGTCCACATCATCGGTGGCGTCACCTTCGGTAACCCGATGGCCCCCAAGGACTCCTACGCGGGCAACGTCAACCCCGGAGGCGAGGGTCTCGACCCGACGCTGGAAACGGCTACTGAGCCCGGACTGATCCACATGCGAGCGAAGGGTGACCTCTACACCACTTGCCCTGGCGGCGACCAGGGCGAGATGGAGCGAGCGATCTTCAACGCGGTGTTCATGCGGTTCACCGGCAGGGACTCGATCCTCGAGCAGCTCGGCGAGATGCTCATGAACCCGTTCTGGGAGGTCATCGCGGCCGGTCGCGCCATCCTGCGCGGCGGCATGTTCGTCGTGAAGGGAACCGGGCCTCACGTCCGCTACCACATCGACCAGTGCCCCGGCACCGGACAGACCTACTACGAGCACGCAATCACACATCTGGAGCGCGTAGCGACCGACCGCCTGAAAGCGATCGTCGCCGCTCCTTGACATACACCAGGAAGGAGGCGGGGTGAGCCTCAACAACCGCGTGGAGCTTGCCCCGTCCCCTCCACACATCATCGGCCCATCGTGGCAGAGGACAGTCGACGGCGACTGGCACCTACCCGAGAAGACTCTCGGCTGGGGCGTCCTCGCCTGGATGGCCGAGTACGTGAATACCCCTGGCGGACACGACGATCCGAATCGTCTCCGCATGCTCATCGAGATGTCCGAGATGGGCATCCCGATCAACGAACTCATGTTCATCCCCACCGACGAGCAGGTACGGCTGGTCCTCTGGTGGTACGCAGTAGACGAGAACGGCCAGTTCGTCTACCGCGAAGGCGTGATCCGCCGTCTCAAGGGATGGGGCAAAGACCCGTTCTGCGCGGCGCTCGCTCTCGCCGAACTCTGTGGCCCAGTAGCGTTCTCACACTTCGACGCCGACGGCAACCCGGTCGGCAAGCCCCGCCAAGCCGCGTGGATCACCGTCGCGGCCGTCAGCCAGGACCAGACGAAGAACACCTTCTCGCTGTTCCCGGTGATGATCAGCAAGAAGCTCAAGGCCGACTACGGCCTCGACGTGAACCGCTTCATCATCTACTCAGCGGCCGGTGGCCGCATCGAGGCAGCGACCTCGAGCCCCGCGTCGATGGAGGGTAACCGACCCACCTTCGTCATCCAGAACGAGACGCAGTGGTGGGGCCAGGGCCCGGACGGCAAGGTCAACGAAGGCCATTCGATGGCAGCGGTCATCGAGGGCAACATGACCAAGGTCGACGGCGCTCGCACGCTGTCCATCTGCAACGCCCACATCCCCGGCACCGAGACGGTCGCCGAGAAGGCGTACGTCGAGTGGCAGGACGTTCAGTCCGGTAAGTCAGTCGACACCGGGGCGATGTACGACGCGCTGGAAGCGCCGGCCGACACCCCGATCTCCGAAATCCCCTCGCAGAAGGAGGATCCCGAGGGATTCGAGCGAGGCATCGAGAAGCTCCGACAGGGCCTTCTGATCGCCAGAGGCGACAGCACATGGCTCCCGATCGAAGACATCATCAAGTCGATCCTGTCGACCAAGAACGTCATCACCGAGTCACGGCGCAAGTTCCTCAACCAGGTCAACGCGGCCGAGGACTCCTGGCTGTCCCCGCAGGAGTGGAACCGCTGCTTCGCCGACCCAGAGAAGTACCTGGAACGGATGGGCTACGACTTCGCTCCGCTCGACCGTGGTCAGAAGATCACGCTCGGGTTCGACGGCTCGAAGTCCAACGACTGGACAGCCCTTGTGGGCTGCCGGGTTTCGGACGGGTTCCTCTTCGTCATCAAGATCTGGGATCCCCAGAAGTACGGCGGCGAGGTGCCGCGTGAAGACGTAGACGCCACAGTGCATTCCGCGTTCCAGCGGTACGACGTGGTGGCGTTCCGCGCCGACGTGAAGGAGTTCGAAGCCTACGTCGACTCCTGGGGTCGGACCTACAAGAAGAAGATCAAGGTCAACGCCTCTCCGAACAACCCCGTCGCATTCGACATGCGCGGGCAGCAGAAGAGATTCGCGTTCGACTGCGAGCGTCTCGAGGACGCGGTTCTCGAGGGCGAGGTCTGGCACGACGGCGATCCCGTTCTGACGCAACACGTTCTGAATGCCAAACGGCATCCCACCACCTATGACGCCATTGCGATTCGCAAGGTCACCAAGGACAGCAGCAAGAAGATCGACGCTGCGGTCTGCGGCGTCCTCGCGTTCGGGGCGAGACAGGACTACCTCATGAGCAAGAAGGCCCGCACGGGCCGGGTTGTGGCGGTTCGCTGATGGCAGCCGTACTCCCCGGACAGGAAGAGATTCCAGATCCCGGAATCGCCCGAGACGAGATGATCGAGGCGTTCGAGGATTCGATTCTCAGCCTCAAGACGAACACCTCCTACTACGAGGCAGAGCGACGGCCAGAGGCCATCGGCGTCACTGTTCCCAAGCAGATGCAGTCGCTGCTAGCCCACGTCGGCTACCCCCGGCTCTACGTCGACTCGATCGCTGAGCGCCAGGCAGTCGAGGGATTCCGCGTCGGAGACGCTGACGAGGCCGACGAAGAGATGTGGCAGTGGTGGCAGGCGAACAACCTCGACATCGAGGCTCCGCTGGGCTACACCGACGCCTACGTCCACGGCCGGTCGTACATCACGCTGTCGATGCCCGACCCACAGATCGATCTGAGCTGGGATCCGAAGACCCCGATCATCCGGGTGGAACCGCCGACGCGCATGCACGCGACGATCGATCCTCGGATCGGCAGGGTGTCGAAGGCGATTCGAGTCGCCTACGACGAAGAGGGCAACGAGGTCCAGGCTGCCACGCTGTACACGCCCAACGACACGTTCGGCTGGTACAAGGCTGACGGCGAGTGGCAAGAGTGGTTCGCCAACCCGCACGGGCTGGGAGTCGTTCCCGTTGTGCCGCTTCCGAACCGGACCCGGCTCTCGGACCTGTACGGCACGTCGGAGATCACACCCGAGCTTCGGTCGATGACCGACGCGGCGGCTCGCATCCTCATGCTGATGCAGGCGACTGCAGAGCTGATGGGTGTCCCCCAGCGCCTGATCTTCGGCATCAAGCCCGAAGAGATCGGCGTCGACCCCGACACCGGCCAGACGCTGTTCGACGCGTACCTCGCCCGCATCCTCGCGTTCGAGGACGCCGAGGGCAAGATCCAGCAGTTCTCGGCCGCAGAGCTGGCGAACTTCACCAACGCGCTCGACCAGATCGCTAAACAGGTCGCTGCGTACACGGGACTGCCTCCCCAGTACCTTTCCACCGCTGCGGACAATCCGGCCTCTGCTGAGGCAATCAGGGCCGCTGAGAGCCGACTCATCAAGAAGGTCGAACGCAAGAACCTGATCTTCGGTGGAGCGTGGGAAGAGGCCATGCGCCTCGCCTGGCGGCTCGCCAAGGGCGGCGAGGTCAAGCCCGACATGCTCCGCATGGAGACCATCTGGCGCGACCCGTCGACTCCGACGTACGCGGCCAAGGCCGACGCAGCCGTGAAGCTGTACGGCGCTGGCACCGGGGTGATCCCCCGCGAGCGTGCTCGCATCGACATGGGCTACTCGATTCAGGAGCGCACTCAGATGCGCCGCTGGGACGAGGAAGAGGCCGCTATGGGCCTCGGACTCATCGGCACGATGGTCGACGCAGACCCGACGGTCGAGGGCTCCCCGAGCCCTTCGGCACCGCCGAAGCCGGCCCCTTCCGAGGGCGGTGAGGCAGCCTGAGACCCGAAGAGTATGCAGCGGCTCAGGCCGCGATCACTGCGGGTGTAGCCACCTACGTCCAGAGATTCGCCAGTCTCTTCACCGGACCCGTTCTCTCCCTTGGGGAGTGGGCGCGGTTCCTGCAAGTCCTGTTCCCAGAGGTCCAACGGCGGTATGCGGAAGCTGCCGCCTTGGGCCGGAACTTCTACGACTCCCAACGCAGACTCCACCACCCTGAACTGCCACGCAACGAGAGGTTGCGGAGCGAGCTTCAGTGGAAGTGGTTCGTCAAGAACATGGAGCCCGCTCGAAAGGGGATGTCGCAGGCCGACTCTCCCAAGGAAGCGGTCACCCGGACGGTCTTGACAGCAGTCCGCGAAGTGGAGATGGCAGGACGCCGACAGATCATCGGCGCTGTCAACAACGACCCGGCTGAGCAGATAGTGCAGGGCTGGGCGAGGGTCGCCACCGGGCGCGAAACATGCGCCTGGTGTCTGATGCTCATCTCGCGAGGCGCTGAGCTGAATCACAAGGGCAACTTTGCCTACAGCGAAGCGATGACCGCAGGGTCAACCCTCGATGACGAGACCATGATCGACCTCTGGAACGAGAGCGGTCAGAGTCTCGAGAAGTTCCGCAAGGTGACCAAAGAGCACCTCGAGGAGTGGCACACAGGGTGCGACTGCCTGGTGGTCCCGGTCTTCGATGTGCAGAACTGGCCCGGAAGGGCCGCTGCCCTTCGGGCGCAGCAGCTTTGGATCGACGCCAGCAAGGAAGCCGATCGACTCATCGAGTCAGGCGAGGCCCGCTCCAAGAACAAGAACAAGGAGACGCAGAACGCGCTCCGACGCCGCCTGTATCGCGGCGAGATCAGCATGTCCAACTACGCCCTCGCGGCGTAATCCCCTGAACCCCAGGTGGGTTCACAACCAATAGCCCAGGAGGCGAAAAGTAATGTCCGACACCGCAACCCCAGAAGGCACCCCCGCTGACGCGACCCCGGAGGTCAAGGCACCGGAGACTCCGAAGGTCTACGACGAGTCCTACGTCAAGGAGCTTCGCCAGGAGGCAGCTGCCGCACGGCACGCGAAGAAGGACGCAGTTGAAGCGGCCGTCAAGGAAGTGAAGGAAGCCCACGCGGCCGAACTCACCGCTCGCGACGTTCGCATCACCGAACTCGAGAACGAGCTTGGCAGTGCATGGACTCTGCTGCAGAAGTACGAGACCACGCTCGACGCCAAGGTGCCCAGCGACAAGGTCCGCGCTTTCGTGGAGATCCTGCAGGGCACTGACGCCGACACGATCGGCGCATCGGCGAAGAAGAACCTCGACCTCATCGGGGGCTTCGACCGCAAGCCAGTTCCCGGATTCGACCCCACCCAGGGCTTCGGGGGGCGCAAGGAAGACATGCCCCTTAACGGAGACCCGATTCTCGACGCGATCAAGCAGACGCTCGGGATCTGACACCCCTTCCAACACAAGGAGATAGAAGCACATGGCAGCAGGCACTGCATTCGCAGTCGACCACGCTCAGATCGCCCAGACGGGCGACACGATGTTCAAGGGCTACCTCGAGCCCGAGCAGGCGAAGGACTACTTCGCTGAGGCCGAGAAGACCTCCATCGTTCAGCAGTTCGCCCAGAAGATCCCGATGGGCACGACCGGCCAGAAGATCCCGCACTGGGTCGGCGACGTGTCCGCGCAGTGGATCGGTGAAGGCGACATGAAGCCCATCACCAAGGGCAACATGTCTTCGCAGACGATCGCTCCCCACAAGATCGCGACGATCTTCGTGGCGTCGGCGGAAACCGTCCGTGCGAACCCGGCCAACTACATCGGCACCATGCGGACCAAGGTCGCCACGGCCTTCGCGATGGCGTTCGACGGCGCGGCGCTCAACGGCACCGACAGCCCGTTCCCGACCTACCTGGCGCAGACGACCAAGAGCGTCTCGCTGGCTGATCCGGGCGGCGCTGGTGTGGACGACCTGACCGCGTACGACGCGGTGGCCGTCAATGGCCTGCAGCTCCTGGTGAACGCTGGCAAGAAGTGGACCCACACTCTGCTGGACGACATCGTTGAGCCGATCCTCAACGGTGCCAAGGACAAGAGCGGCCGTCCGCTGTTCATCGAGTCGACCTACACCGAGGAGAACAGCCCGTTCCGCCTCGGCCGGATCGTCTCCCGTCCGACCATCCTGAGCGACCACGTCGCATCGGGCACCACGGTCGGCTACCAGGGTGACTTCCGCCAGGTGGTCTGGGGCCAGGTTGGCGGTCTGTCCTTCGACGTGACCGACCAGGCCACGCTGAACCTGGGCACGCCGGATGAGCCGAACTTCGTCTCGCTGTGGCAGCACAACCTCGTCGCAGTCCGCGTCGAGGCTGAGTACGCCTTCCACTGCAACGACAAGGACGCGTTCGTCAAGCTGACCAACGTCGTTACTCCCTGACCGGGACTTGACATCCACCGGAGGGGGCCGGGTAACACCGGCCCTCTCTGAGGGATCAGGAAGGAACACATGCGTATTCGATCCACCGTCAACGGCGGGTTCGCGGATGTCGATCCCGACTACGCCAAGCAACTGATCGACAGCGGCCTGTTCGAGGCCGTCGAGAAGCCGGTCGCCAAAGCGCCGGCCAAGAGGACCAAGCCAGCTCCCAAGCAGGAGCCAAAGACCGAGGAGTGACCCGTGGCCTACGCGAAAGCGACTGACGTAGTGGAGCTTTGGGCCAAGGAGCCTGAACCCGAGGTCATGACCCTCATCGAGCGCCGACTGGAACAGGTCGAGCGCATGATCAAGCGCCGCATCCCCAACCTGGATCTGAAGGTAGCGGCCGACGCGACCTTCGAGGCTGATCTGATCGACATCGAGTCCGATGCCGTTCTGCGCCTTGTCCGTAACCCCGAGGGCTACATCTCGGAGACCGACGGTGCGTACACCTACCAGCTCGCCGCTGACCTGTCTCAGGGCCGACTGGCCATCTTGGATGACGAGTGGACGACCTTGGGAGTCAGGCGACTCTCTCGGATGTCTGTCATCGCCCCGAACATCGTGATGCCGACATGAGCGCGGGCGATCGTCATCGGGCTCCGATCATCTACCCGCCCTTCACTCAAGCTGTCACCCCTGACCAGGTCGACAACAGCCTGTGCGACCACGATGCAGATCCTCCGATCTGCTACTGCGTCCACGACTGGCGCATCGAGTGGGGGAACGTCTCTCGCGAGCCCAAGCCGAAGGCCACGTACATCTCATGAGCCTCCTCGACACAGGGGCCCGGTACCAGCCGGTCACCGTCTACCCCGAAGAGATGGTCATCGACGGCGATGGCAACAAGCGCACGCGGCCGTCCAAGGTCGGCATACCGGCCATTGCACGGCTCCAGGTGGCTAACCAGTCAGGCACGTCGGCACGGCGTGCTGAGCAGGACAACGAGGGCTTCGAGACCGAGAAGGTCTACCGGATGCGGTTCCCACGCTCGTTCACCAAGGAGCACGGGATTCTCGGCGCTCAGAGCCAGATTGAGTGGCGAGGTCAGCGGTGGGCGCTCTTCGGAGACGCCACCGTCTACGACTCATCCCCCGCGCTGGCGCGGGTCGACTACCAGATCAAGAGGTTCTGATGGCGAAGGTCTACGCGAACGCGAACGAAGCTGCCGCCAGGCACGTCGAAACCAAACGCGCTGTGCGGCGGGAGAACCGGATGCTGTCCGGGCGAGCCAGGTCCAACTTGGCCCGTCAGCACAACCACAAGCGCATCACCCCCTCGGGGTACTTCCCGGCCGAGATCGACACGGCCGAGCACGACGTGGATTGCTTCACGATCCTGCACGCGCCTGACGCGATGGCTCTCGAGTTCGGCCACGCCCCCTCGGGCGTGTTTGGGCCAGGAGGCAAGTACGAGCACGTCGACTCGAAAGCGCCTGAGCCAACTTACATCCTGACCCAAGCCGCCTACGGCGGTCACACCATCACATAGGAGGGCGCATGGCCAAAAGGCTGCCCCGCGTACAGAAGGTGGTGGCCCCGCTCCTCCGGGCAGATCCGCGAATGGCCGGCGTCGAAGTCACGACGTGGGTTCCCGACGTGGACTACCGCGAGTTCCCGATGATCAACCTGCGCCGCATCGGCGGCATCAGGAATCCCAAGGCACCGAGGCTCCACACGTTGCCGGTCATCGAGATGTCGGCGTACTCCACCGAAGGTCTCATCGAGTGTGAGGAGCTGTACGAGGAAGCACTCGACGTGCTGTACGACTGCGTCCAAGAGCAAAGGCGAACGGACACAGGGTATCTCACCTCGATCTTCGAAACGATGGGCGCTACGCAGTTCAGCTCCCTCTACCAGGACTCCTGGCGAATCCAGGGTCTGATCAGGCTCGGCGTCCGCAGACCGAGATCAACCACCTAACCGAAAGGTAAAGCCAACATGGCAGAAAACGACGACGCAGTATTGACCGCTGCCGTCGGGTACGTGTACGTCGCCGAACCCGGCACCGCTGCACCGACCCCGGCGAACCTCAAGACGATCAACCTCGCGAAGCCCGAGACCTGGACCGGTGCTACCGGCTGGCGCTCGGTCGGCCACACCTCGCGTGGCACGCTCCCCGAGTTCGGCTTCGAGGGCGGCGAATCCGAGGTCAAGGGCTCCTGGCAGAAGAAGAAGCTCCGCGAGATCACCCCCGAGGATCCGATCGACTACTTGACCGTGGTCCTGCATCAGTTCGATGAGGACAGCCTCGGCCTGTACTACGGCCCGAACGCCTCCTCGACCCCCGGCATCTTCGGCGTGAAGACCGGTCAGGTCAACGAGAAGGCCGTCCTGGTCGTGATCGAAGACGGCGACCTGCGTCTGGGCCACCGTGCGGCCAAGTCCAGCGTCAAGCGCGACGACGCCATCGAGCTTCCGATCGATGACCTCGCGGCGCTGCCGGTGCGATTCACCTACCTGGATCACGAGGACGAGCTTCCGTTCGAGTGGATCAACGAGGACTTGTTCAACGTCCCGGAGATCCCCTGATCCAAACTTGACAGCCACCGGCTGTCACCCCGGAGGGGGAGGTTTCCTTGGCGGGCCTGCCTCCCCCTCCAGCCCGCCATCTAGCCCGCCATCACACGAAAGGTTCGCCATGTCAAACGTATTCACTCTCGACTCCCTCCGCGAAGAGACCCTTCGCCGCTACGCACCCACCAAGATCGAGCTGTCAGACGGCAGCCAGGTCGAGCTGAAGAGCGTGCTGAAGCTGAAGAAGAAGGCCCGCGAGGCAGTCCAAGAGGCCCTCAAGGAGATCGACAATCTCGATGAGCTTGCAGGCGACGAGGACGACGAGGAGTCGGACGCCGAGCTGGCCGAGATCGTTTGCGAGGCAATCGCAAAGATCATCCGGCTGATCTGCACCACGCCACGCAAGCTGCTGGCCGAACTCGAGCACGAAGATCCGCAGATCCAGGCCAACCTGTACACCGCAGTGTTGACCAAGTGGATCGGTGAGACGCAACTGGGGGAAGCCGAGTCCTCGCCAGCCTGATCGACAAGCATGGCGAGGCGATCCTGAGCGACCTCCTGCACCACTACCAGGTTGACCTACGGGAGTTGTTCTCCGAGGTGGCTCCGCTCTCGCCACGGTACGTCCTATCCCTGATCATGCACCTCCCCACTGACGGCGCGTTCTACGCGTCTCGACGCGGCGGCGTGCAGTTCAGGGGATGGGACGCCGACAGGTACGCCCTTGTGGCGGCGGTGAACGCACTGAGGGCGAACAACCACATCCTCATGATGGTCAACCGCGATCCGGCGAAGCCGAAACCCAAAGCCCCGGACCCATTCCCAACTCCCGACGACAACAAGAAACCCACAGCGCCCAAACCAGGTTCGTTCGCCGCGATGGTCGTGGCAGCGAAGAAGGCGGCGCGAGAGAAGAGGGAGGCAAATGGCTAGGAAGGCCGGTATGGCTACCGGCGTTGAGGTAGCCCGGATCTCTGTGAAGGTGTCCCCGGACACCAAGCAGTTCCGGCGCGAGCTGAAGAGCGATCTCGAAGCGATCGAGAAGTCGCTCAAGGCCAAGATCGATGTCGAACCCAACATGGGCAACTTCCGCAAGGAGGTTGCGGCCAAGACCAAGGGCATGCACACCAAGGTCAAGGTCGACGCCGACGTTGACAAGTCGTTCTTCCAGCGGCTCAGGGACATCGGCAAGAAGATTCCGACGCCGAGCTTCGGCTCGGGCATCAACCCGGCCGGTTACGCCGTCATCGCCACGCTCATCGCGAGTCTGTCTCCGTTGATCGTCGGCTTGATGGGAGCCCTCACCACGGGGCTCCTGGCGTTGCCGGGGTTGATCGCCGGTATAGCGATCCCCATCGGCGCGCTGATGCTGGGCATGGACGGCCTGAAGAAGGCCGCAGAGCGGCTCAAGGAGCCGTTCGAGGATCTAAAGAACACCATGTCGGAGAGGGTCGAAGAGCAGTTCACTCCGGTGTTCGAGAAGCTCCGAGGCATCTTCCCGACGCTCAAGGCGTCATTGCCCTCTGTCACAGAGGGTTTGGCGACGATGGCCGACTCCATCACCTCGGTCCTCACCGACCCGAAGAACCTCGCCACGCTCAACGGGATCATCTCCGACATCGCGGCGAGCCTGAGGGTTGCGGCCCCCGGCATGGCCGACTTCACGCAGGGGTTCCTCGACCTGATCAAGGGCTTCACCGGGAGGCTCCCCGACCTCGCACAGTGGTTCTCCGACACCGGAAAGTCGTTCACCAACTGGGTCACTGAGTTCACCACCAAGGGTCCAGACGGCATGTCGAAGTTCGACCATGCCCTCGACGGGCTCGGCTTCACGCTCAAGGAACTCGGCGGCGGTCTGGTCGACCTCGCCGGTAAGGCTCTCGACTTCTTCTCCGACCCGGAGAAGGTCCAGTCGTTCAAGCAGGAACTGCAGGCCGTCCTCGACCTCATCCAGAAGATCATGGACGCCCTGGTGTGGGCTGCCGACGGGATTAACAAGCTCGGGATCTTCAAGGGTGAAGGCAACGCGGGCGATCTCTTGCCCATGCCGATCCAGTGGGCCAAGGACTGGTTCGACGGCGTCGACTGGTCCGGGATGTGGCAGAGCGCCAAGGACGCTGCGTCTGAGGCGTGGAACTTCATCAAGGGCGTCTTCGCTCCGGTCGGAGCGTTCTTCACCGCCATCTGGACTCCGGTCGCTCAGATCGTGACTCCGGTCTGGAATGTGATCTCTGCGGCTGCCAAGCAGGCGTGGAACGTCATCACGGCGATCTGGGGCGGCGCAGCGTCGTTCCTGTCTGGCATCTTCGCCGGTCTCTCCGGTCCCGCCTCCACAGCGTGGAACGCCGTTTCGTCTGCAGCGCAAGCTGCTTGGGGCGTCGTGCAAGCCGCCTGGGCCGGGTTCTCTGGCTGGTTCGCAGGCATCTGGAATCAGGTGTCGGGAATCGTCCAGGGCGTCTGGAACACGGTCGTGGCGATCATCCAGGGCGCGGCCAACACGGTCATCAACATCATCAACAACATGGGGCAGAGCATCGTCTCTGCCATCCAGAGCATCGACCTGGCTGCGGCCGGCCGAGCGTTGATCGAGAGGTTCATCGGCGGCATCAAGTCGATGGCCGGTGCCGTGAAGGACGCCGTTGGATCTGTCATCGGCGGCGTGATGAACCTGATCCCGCACTCTCCTGCGAAGGAGGGTCCGTTCTCCGGTCAAGGCTGGGTCTCCCTCTTCACGGGTGGCCAGGCTCTCGGTGAGCAGTTCGGGGCGGGCCTCGAGAACGGCCTCCAGAACACGCTCGAGATGGCGAAGGAGATGGCCGACAAGATCAAGTCCGCGATCGACAGCGGTACCGACGTGAGCGGTTCGCTCGCCGGTATCGATGCCGACGAATTGAAGCAGTCGATGGCGTTGATCGAGCAGGAGAAGAAGCGACTCAAGATCGAGAAGAACTCGCTGCCCGACTCCGACAAGGAGGGGCGCAAGGCGCTTCAGAACCAGATCGACCAACTGCAGGCGCAGAAGGACATCCTGTCGTACCAGAAGGACCGACTGAAGAACGAGAAGGAATACGGCGATGCGGCGGGCGATGACCCGCTCGTCAAGGCCGCTTCCAAGCTGATGGCTTCCCCCGTCGACTTCGCGAAAGCGACTGGGAAACAGTTTCTTTCGGACATCGGCATCGGTGGCAACGGCCTCGTCTCGAAGGCCATCACCGAGGGCATTCAGTACATCTTCCAGATCGGCTCGGTCGATGAGGCGCTGTCCATCAAGGACCGCGAGGAGTCCAAGCAGGCACTTTCCATCGTCGGCCGCAGCGGCTGAACTTGACATCCACCAGGAGGTAGACATTGATCACCGACACCATCGTTGAACTCGAGGGTGTCAATGGTGAGCGGTTCAATCTGACGACCGGTGACCAGGGCGTGTTCCTGGCCACAGACGTGGAGGGTTGTTTCTACGACCCTCCCGTCAAGGTCGCGTTTGAAGAGCCGGGGAACTACCCCGGTGCTCGCTACTTGTCCCACCGAGCCTTGAAGCGCGACATCGTCTTTGGGGTCGAGATCCTCAACGACGCTAAGGCCGGTCCCCGGTCGTGGCTGTCGCGAGACTCCGAGTGGCGTAAGGCATGGGCGTTCAACCGCGTCTGCAAGCTCTACGTGACCACCCCGGACTCTGGTACCCGCTACCTGTACCTGGCGCTCTTCGAGTCGCCCAAGGTCGAGATGCGTACCGACCCGCGTGGCAACACGATCAACCTGACCGTGATGTCGTGCGTGGCCTACGACCCGTGGTGGTACGAGGACGACAAGGTCTTCTCGGTCAAGACGAAGACCGACACCCGGTTCAAGCCAACGATGTTCGACATCCCCGGCAACTGGCCGTGGGAGGCGCTGCCCAAGGAGACCTTGAAGCTCAAGGTCGGCCGCAGCCAAGGTGGGCTCAACCCCACCGACCAGTACATCGCGCCGAAGTGGACCGTCCCCGGTTCCACCGAGCGCATCCCAGAGTTCCCCTGGCCGTTCCCGCCAGGTGTCCCTATCCCGTGGGAAAGGGCACCTTTCACTCAGTTCGTCATCCCGGACTACTCGTTCGAAGACCCTGAGTTCGAGAACCGCAGGCTCAAGACGCCGGGGCTCATCTACGGCGAGAACTGCACGATCGACACCGATCGCCGCGAGGAGCAGATCAGCTCCGACTCGGGCAGTCAGGTCTGGGCCCGGATGAACGGTGTCCGGTTCCGCAACATGATTCCGCCCTACACCGAAGAGCGTGAGTTCGTCATAGACGCGTCGGGCTGCCCTCCGGGACAAGTCATCACGCTTCGGCTCCCGAGGCCGTGGACGCGCTGCTGGGGGCTCGAGTGAGTGGTCTGAGTTCAGTCCGCGAGTCCGAAGCTCTCTGGCAGAAGATCCAACTCCGTAGGTGCAAGCTCGAACAGGAGCGGCTCAAGCCGCCCGACGTAGAGCTGCGCGACGGCGACTTCCGCCTGCGCGGCATGGTCGCGGGCGAGCGGGTGCTCGAGTGGGAGTTCATCGAGAACGAGACCGGCGTCTGCACGCTGCAGCTCTCCCTGAGCCATTACCTCGCCAAGTGGGTGATGAACCACCGGGGCAGAGCAAAGCGCAACGTCATCATCAACATCGAGAAGCAAGGCGCTCGATGGACCGGCATGATGGACAACTACCGGGTCGTCAAGGAGGACTCCGGGGACTGCTACGTCGAGATCACGTTTTTGCACGATTTCGAGCAGACGAAGCATATCCGCGTCTGGTGTAACCCATTTCTGCGCCCTGAGCTGCAGTTTCCCAAGGTATGGATCATCTTCGGGCCGGCCAAGTGGTGTTTGCTGGTTACGCTGTTCGTCAACCTACTTCGCCTGGAAACGTCCCTGTGGACGATACCCGATGACCCCACGGACATCAACGAGTGGATGGGTCCGAGTTTCAACCCAGCAAACTGGCGGAACATCGTCAAGCCGTTCCCCTTCCTGGCAGACAACTCGCCCATCACGATGGTGTTCTCTCGCTTCGGGACGTTCTACGAGACCGCGAAGCAGATTCTCGAGGACCATCAGCTCACGCTGACGTGTCGGCGGTACATCAAGGATCGCGACCCGCATCCGTTCGAGGATCTGAAGGGCGTGTGGGGACTCCCCATCGTCGCGGATCTGGTGAAGCTCATCCCCCTGCGGGATGGCTGCGTCGTCTGGGACATCGAGGACAACTCTGGCTGGGGCACTCAGACCGCCTTCGGCGGCTCGTGGCTCACCGGGTTCATCCGAGGCATCGTCCAACTGGCCAGCGATGGCCAGGTCGAGGGTGTTGACGTATTCACGGGCGACTACACGTTCCCCGGCGAGTACTACTCCCCGTGGTTCCTGGGCACCAGCCCGATGGCTCCGCACGTCGTGTTCGAAGAGGGACCGCTCACTGGGATCAAGTCGTCGGAGTTCTCGTACTACGAGGCGACCGATACCAGCTTCCTGGCGGGTGGCCAGTCAGCTCCCGGAATCAACGAGGGCATAAGCACTTTCGTGAATATGGGAGGCGACTTCCTCACCTCGCTGATCAACCAGGCGCTCGGAGGGATGATCGACCTACCGCCCCTCGGCGGGACACTCGATGCGATCCTGCAGCCGATCTACACCGACGTGTTCGGTGCGTTCATGGAAGTGCCCACGCTGCGTGCGATGGGGCTCTCCCTGCCCATCTCAGGGCTCGAGGATGTGGTCACCGGTCTCGGCGACTTCCACTACTTCGAGAACATGGTCGAAGGGTCGGTGAAGGCGTTCACGCTCAGCGCGTTCGCCGCCGTCGCTGCGGAGATCCACAAGACGAGGGCCAGGACGGCTCACACCCTCAAGGTGTCAGACGCATCACCGTACATCTTCGCGCCAAAGCCCTACGGGCACTGCTGGATCGGAGATCGCGTCGGCACATCGGTGCTCGGTTACCCGATCGAGCACCAGTTGTTCGTGGAGCGCATCAAGAAGGTCAAGTACCGGATCGACAAGGACGGCATGAAGCCGCTCGAGGTCGAGATCGGCTACCGCGAACCGAAGAACCCAGCACTGCACATCCTCGAAGAGATCAAGCGCATCAACGGCGGGCTTGGTCAAGCGGGGTGGCTCTAACCGAAAGGCACCGCCATGTCACAGATCCCATCTCAAGACACACACGATCCGAAAGACCCTCGGCAGCACGTTGCTTGGGCGCTCCGCAATCTCCCGATGATTGCGGGCGTCGGAGCGATCACGCATCCAGGCTATCTCTCGGATTGGTCTGAGCATCTGTGGAAGTGCGGCTTTCGGCACGTTGACAGCCTGCGGGAGCTGGCTGATGAGGACGGCAACATCCACGTCAGTCAGCTTCCCCAGCAGGTCATCAAGTTTCAGCCGGCCTTCCGAGGCCAGCGCCATGACATGAACAACGCCGCCCGATGGGTGGAGAAGGACACGCCGGATCCAGAACCGGTGCGTATCCCCAACATTCGGCAACTGACCCAACAGGAGAACGAAGCGATGCTTCGACAGTACCGCGAAGCCGGGATGATCCCGGACAACTCCCCCGGCCCGTCGATGGCCGAGGAGTTCACACAGTGACTCCGTTCAACCCAGACGACTGGATGGACGTGATCGCGCTGGCGATCCTGGCCGCGTTCAGCTTCGCAGGCGTCATCGCGCCGGTCTTGCTCAGTAACCACCGCAAGCAGTCGAAGACGCTGGGCACCATTCGCGAGCAGGTACAGAACAGCCACGGCACGAACCTCCGCGACGACATCGATGAGATCCATCGCATGGTGCGCGAGGGCTTGCACGACATCCGCAGGGACATCGGCGGTCTCCGCGAGGAGCTGCGTACCGAACGCATCGAGCGGATCGAGGGCGACAAGCTCCGCGTGGTCTACAACACAGGAAACTAAATGGCTTACCCCACTTCACCTTTGGAAGCGATCGGCGCAGACGGGGCATTCGAGATCGGTGGGGGTGACTTCGGCTTCGGCCAGGGCTACACCGAACAACTGGTCCGGAACATGTTCGAGGTGCCGCTGAACGGCAACCCGCTCGAGATCCTCACGCAGCAGCTCACGAAGCTGCCGTTGGAGGCTCTGCAGACGTTCAAGAAGATGATCCCCGGCACCATCGATGACGACTTCATCGACATCGCAACATCGGTCGCGACGATCATCGGCAACCTGGCGAGTCTGCCTCGAGCACTCATGACCGGCGAGTGGCAGGAGTGGATCAACACCACGTTCCACGTCGTGTCCACCGAGCTTCGGCAGATCCTCGAGATCCTCGGCGGTCTGATCGTCACCCCCATCAACAGCGCGGTCCAGGCCGTCAAGGACTGGTGGGCCATGCTCACCGGCAAGACCTCCAAGCTGACCAACGACGGCAAGCTCGCGGCCGATCAACTGTCCGGGACCGTTCCGCAGACTCAGGTCGGCGGCTTCGGCGGTTCCGCCAACCTCGCTGAGGGCCTGGGCCAACTGATCGACAACGCCGTCAAGGGCGCAGGCAACATCATCGGATCCGGCTTCGGGTTCGGAGATCTGTTCGACACCCTGCGCGGAATGCAGGCCAACCTCGCCGACGCGAACGCGGCTCTGGCTCAGCTACAAGCGGATTGGGCCGGTAGCTCGAACTCAGGTAAGCGACTGCTCGTCAACTTCGGTGACTTCGACAACGCCAACTCGGTGCCGTCGATGTTCTCGCTCACGGGCAGCGTCGGATCAGGATCGGTCGCGACGGTCGACGGCCAACTCCAGTGGCTCGACACGGGCAGCACCTTCGCCCAGCGGATGTACCTCTACAACCTCGATCAGCTTCTGACCGACTACTTCGAGGTCACGTTCGTGATGCCCCGGCGTTCAGAGGATGAAGGCCCGTTCGGGATCTTCGCGCCGTCGTACAACTACGCCATCGGTCGGGCGAACGCCTCGGGCTCTCGCTTCTGCTTCGCCAGAGTGGGCTACCAGCGTGCTCGGATCGGCTGCGTGGTCGACGGGACGACGACGCTGTTCGGCGCGGCCGACATCAGCTTCGCCGCGCCTGCGGGCTCCCGCGTGAAGTTCCGGGGCGGCACCGCTGGCGGTGTCCGCGTGTTCCAGCTCATGGTCAACAGCCAGACCATCGCGACGGTGACCGACACCGGCAGCGTCAGCTTCGTCGGCGACGACTACCGCAGCGTCGGGCTCGGCTTCGAGGCCCCTTCGCGTGGCAGCGGCCAGGGAACTCCGGGAACGGTCTCGGTCTTCGCGGCCAACGACAACGCCCCGACACAGGTCGCTGGCACGTCGTTCCGTGCGTACCGAGCAACCACGGGCTCGATCAACAAGAGCGCGGGGACAAACGTCCTCCCGGCCAACACGATCGACACGGTCGACTACCTCAGCGGCGACCTGGAGTGGTCGCAGGCGACTCAGCGGCTCACCTATAGGGGTGAGCGTCCCCGGACGTTCCTCGTAGGCATGAGGGTCAAAGCGAACGCCGCCATCGGATCTGGGACGACGTGGAACCCTGTGCTGTACAAGAACGGCAGCATCAGCGCCCGCATGGACGGCCACACCGGCATGATGGACACGTCGACCAACAACGACAACGAGAACCGGCAGCAGTTCGTCGGCGGCGGTGCGCCGATGGTCCTCCTGAATCCCGGCGACTACATCAGCTTCGGATTCGAGAACACCTCCACCATCTCCATCGTCGGCTCCGGTGATGGATCGGAGACCTGGGTCAACGCAGTCGGTATCGGCTAGACACAAGAAACCCCCCTCTCAAGGATTTCGGTCCTCGGGAGGGGGGCTTTTTTGCGTTTCAGAGGTCAGCGGTAGCGGTTGGCCATGAGGCCCCAGACCGCCGTCCACATGCCGCACCACCCGGCTGCCACCAGCCAGAGCATCGTCGGCGCGGCGACGAGCGCGAGCACGAAGAACGCAGTCGGTATCGCCGACAGGATCGCGAGGACGAGGAACAGAGGGTTGGGTGCCGCCTTCCGCTGCGGCGGCACGAAGGGCACGGGCGGTGGGACGTTCGCGTACATCAGGTCTCCTATCCCTGAGTGAATGCTGTGAGCGGATCCTGGCACACTCACGCTCTCTTGGCCAGGTCCGACATACGCTTCGCGATCTCCACATCGCGTGCCTCAGAGGCCATCTGGTACTTCATCGCCATGCGCGGAGTCGTGTGTCCAAGGCGGACCATCAGCTCCTTGGTCGTCGCGCCCGCCTGGGCGGCGTAGGTCGCGCCCACGGCGCGGAGGTCGTGGACCCGAAGGTCCGTACGGCCGATCTTGCGGTAGCCCTTCTTGAGCGACCGCGTGAACGCTGACTTGGACAACCGCTGCTTCTGGGTCGTAGTGACCAGCAGAGCCTCGGGGCCCTTGTTCATCTTGGTCCGGTCCTTCATGTGTTCGCGGACCATCTCAGCGACGTGCGGAGGCACGGTCACCGGCCGCTTCGAGCGGACAGTCTTGGTGTTGCCGACGACGATCTTCTCGCCGACCCGCGCCGCGCCCCGGCGCACCCGGAACAGCATCGTCTCCCCGTCGTCATCGATGTCCTTCCGGCGAAGCTCGATCAGCTCGCCGAACCGCAGGCTCGTCCACGCCAGGATGTAGACCGCGATCCGGTAGTGCTCGAAGACCTCCCCGGCGACGATGTCCAGCTCCTCGGGCGTGAGCGCCTCTACGTCGCGCTCGGCCGCTGTCTTCTGCTCGATCCGGCACGGGTTCTCGGTGAGGAGCTTGTCCTCGACGGCGGTGTTCATCACCGCCCGGAGCACGTTGTAGGCGTGCCGCCGCGCTGTCGGGTAGTCCTTCCCCATGCCGGCCCACCACGCCCGGACGATCGCCGGGTTCATCTCCGAGACGGCCGTGTCTCCCAGCACCGGGTAGATCCGTTTGCGGGCGTGCGTCTTGTACAGCTCGCGGGTGCCCTCCGCGAGGTCGCGCTCCTCGAGCCACTTCTTGGCGTACTCCTCGACCGTGATCGCTGACACGGCCTTCTTCTTGGCCCGCTCGGCGGGCGGGGTCCACACCTCCATCTCGATGAGACGACGCTCTGAGGTCAGCCACGCCTCCGCGTCCATGCGGTTGTCGTAGGTGGTCGGAGCGTAGTGTCTTTGACCGTCGACCGAGCTGACGTAGGAAGCCTGGATCCGGCCAGAGCCGATGGTCCTGATCTTCCCCCAGCCGCGTCGAGCTGCTGTCTTCTTGGGTGGCATGCGGGCCAGATTAGCATGCCCCTCGCGTGCCCTTCGTGCCTCTGAGCGTTTCTACGACCTGCTATTTCTTTCCACTTCAAGGGCACGGCCTGGGTAGGCTAAAAACACACTCTGAGCTGGTACGATAACCATCACGGACCCCCTTCCTTCCAAACTAGCTACGCGGGTTCGATTCCCGTCGCCCGCTCCGCAGGTCAGAGGGTATTTTCGCCCTCTGGCCTTCTTCATTTTAAAGTCGCGTGCCCCTCATCGTGCCCCTCACGACCTGGGGAAACGATGGTTGCTTAAGGTTGCAGATCTGCTACGGTTCACCACGCAGCAAACAAAAAAAGAGCCCCCTGGCCTGCGGTAACAGACCAGAGGGCGATACACCAGATAGGAGCTGGTGCAGTGATGATTGTGCCACGTCAGAAGGTTGCACGGAGAGTTGCGACGGCCGGAACCGTCGCTGTCGGCGGGCTCGCCTTCGCTCTCTCGTTCACGGCGCTCTCGGACCTCGCGGGGCACGCGGGGGTCACGCCGAGCCAGGCATGGATGGTCCCGCTCGTTGTCGACGGCGGCATCATCGTCGCCACGATGGCGACCGTGGCCCTGAGTCGGCACGGCTGGTACGCGTGGACTCTGCTGCTGCTGTCGTCGTTGGTCTCGGTGGCAGGCAACGTGGCTCACGCTCAGCCCCACGGGCTCGTCGCGATGGTGGTCGCAGCAATCCCACCGCTGTGGCTCCTCGGCTCGACGCATCTGACGGTCCTCCTCTACCGGGAGGCCCAAGAAGATCGCTCAGAATCGATCTCAGAGCCTGTTCTGACCAGGGCTTTTGCAGAAGCGGCTTGACTGCGCCCGACCGGGCAAGAACTACATAGAGAACCTATGGATGTTCGAGAGACAAAAAAAGACCCCCCGAACCGGCCCGGAGGCCGGCCCGAGGGGCAGGGGTCATACAGCTTCGAGGATGCTGGTGATCGCATCGACGTTCTCGATGTCAGCGACGACGACGCGTGGCACGGGCGGCTTGCGCCGCAGCCACAGCAGGATCTCGAACTTCCAGATGTGCAGGCTGATTCTCATGGGCTACTTTCCGATCGGTCGCATCAGCGCCTCGACCGAGTCGCGCTCGACGCGGATCAGGCGGGGGCCGAGACGAACGGCCTTCAGCTTCCCGGCCGCGATGTAGTTGCGGACGGTCTTCGTGCTCACGCCGAGGTAGTCGGCGGTCTGTTGAATCGATGCGCGGGGTGGCATACCGGTGTCAGTTCCTCTCTCTCCCAGCGGACGAAAACGCCGCCAGTTCCGTTGGCCCGCCCCCCGTAGCGGAAGACGAACCCCTCTTGAACCTGCTGAGTTGGCCAGCGGTGCTTGGCCGTTCGCTTCGGGCCGTGCCTAGCCAAGCTGTCTCTCGAGTTCGAGGATCTGGGCCTTGAGCCCTTCGTTCTCGAGCAGAGCGTCGGCGAGCTGTCCCTGTGCGATGTCGTTGGCCTCGTCCTTCCGGGTGGCTTCATCGATCGCTTCGTGCAGGCGTCGAATCAGATCCGGGACGGCACCGTTGAGCCCAGCGACGAAGTCGGCGTCGGCCTCGGTGTGGAACGAGCCCACCCAGGACTCCTCCTGAGTGTTCGAGTCGACCGCGATGATCTGGTACTGCAGGTGCTCGTCCAGATCCTCCTTGACGATCCAGTAGGCGCTCTTGGCCTTGCTGGTCTGCGACCACTGCTGGTACAGGATGTCGAAGAACTGGTGGTCCTGGTCGTCGGTGTCGATCACGCGTACTCCTTCATGATTCGGTCGAATGCTCGTAGCTGGACGCGCATCTCAAGCGCCACAGCGCGTTTCAGCCATGTCCACTCCTTCAGGTGCTCCATCTCCCACTTCAGGCCGTCCGAGAACGTCGTGTGGCTGACGAGGAACTCGATCCGCAGCCTGTTGAAGTCGTCGTGGCCTCCTGGCTTGAAGCTGACGCCGTTTTGGCTGATGTACCAAGGCAACTCGTAGCCGTCGAAGTAGACGGCCTTCTCGGTGACGAGCACCTCCGGTGTGGTGTGTTCGGTCACGATTCGATCGCCAGTTGTGCGCGGATGACCATCGCCTGCGTGCGGACCATGAAGTGCCGCCCGGTGAAGTCGCGCTGAACGTCGATTCGGATCGTGTGCTCGAACGGCACGACGACCTCCGGGTGCTTCCGCATCGCGTGCCGGAAGCCCTCCTCGACGTGGCGCAGGATGTATTCCTCGGGGAAGGCCGCGACCATCTCCTCGGTGAACGCCTGAACGACGGCGAACTTCTGTCCGAGACTCACATCAGCCCCCGATCCTTGAGGGCGTCGACCATGCTGTCCCAGAGCTTGTGGGCGTTCCACCGCATCTGGTCCGGGTCGTTCTTGACATCCGGGGTGGTCTCCCTGGTGACCTCGATCCGCTCGTCGCCGTATTCGAACGTGAGCTTGAAAGGTATGGGCCGGAACGCTTCCGGCCTTACCCCATCACCCTCGCCGTGCCACTGCAGGTTCAGTCCGAACCCCATCAGCGCCGTCCCAGATCCGGGATGAGCTGAGCGCGGAACTCGAGGAACACCGTGTCCTCCGGGCACGTCGCCAGGGGGATGCCCTCGGGGCGCTCGGCGGTGAAGACGCCGATCTCGTCGCCCTCGATGGTGCCCAGTTGGGTGAGCTTGTAGATCGCGAGACCCATCAGCTCCTCGTCCAGCCCGTTCGGTGCGGGCAGTGTCACTTTTGCCTGTGGCATGTTCTCTCCTTGGTGTATGTCAAGTTTCGGTCAGTAGTCAGCGCCGTAAAGCGAACCCCAGGAACGCTTTCCGACCTCGGGATCGGTGCCGATCGTCACCGGGCCCATCTCCTCGGCCATGAGCTGGCCGATCTTCTTCGCACCCCATTCCGCCTTCTCAGCGGGCAGTGACGCCACGATCTCGTCGTGGATAGGCAACCGGAGGTACGGGGTGAATCCGGCCTCGTGTAGGCGGATCAGAGCCCGACAGGTCACGTCTCGCGACGACGACTGGATCATGTAGTTCAGCGCGGAGTACGTCCGAGAGCTGTCGACCGGCAGTCGACGTCCCATCCCGTTGACGATGTACCCCTGACGGCCGGCCTCGGCCGCGAGCTTCTTGCTGTACCGCGCCACTCCGGGGTACGTCTTGGCGAACGCCTCGAGAACCCGCTTGGCCGTTGGGAAGTCGATATTGGCCTGCTCTGCGAGCGTCTTCGCTCCCCCACCGTAAACGGTGAGGAAGTTCGCCATCTTCCCGATCTTGCGGGGCACCTGAGCCGCGTCAGCGGTCATCTGGTGCAGATCCGCGCCCGTCTTGAACGCCTCGATCATCGTCTTGTCGCCCGAGAGCGCCGCCAGCACGCGAAGCTCCTGCGTCTGGTAGTCGATCGATGACATGACGTGTCCGGGCTCCGCGAGGAAGCACCGACGCACCGTCCAGTCACCAGCCGGTAGCGTCTGCGCCGGGATACCGGTGATCGACATGCGCGAGGTCCGCGCCTGCAGCGGGTTGACGAACGTGTGGCACCGGTCGTCGGAGTCCTTCACTTCGAGGAACTTCTGTACCCAGGTGTTGCGCCACTTCCCGAGCTTCTGGGCCTCTTGGATCATGGCCGCGAGAGCGGCCTGCTCCGGTGTGCCCTTCTTGATCATCTCGTCGTAGAGGTCTGCGTTCACCTGGCGCTTGCCAGTGTCAGTGCGGCCCTTGATCTTCCAGCCAGCTTCCTCGATCACGTCAGCGCACTGCTCGTTCGAGTTGGGATTGTCGAGCCCGTACTCGGTGAACAGAATTGCCTCCCAGACCGACTTCTCGTAGAGCCACCGGTCGGACAGCTCCTGCGCGTATTCCACGTCGAGCTGGAACCCCTTGCGGTCGATGTAGCTGCAGATCTCGGAGATCTTGTGCTCGTACGGCACCAGCCCGCGAGACACATCCGGCACCAGCCTGGTCAGCTTGCGGCAGATGCGAGCGGTGAAGATCGTGTCCATCCCGGCGTACGTCAGGTACTCCGGGTGGAACAGGTCGATGGTCGACCAGATCTTGGCCTTGGTCGTCTTGTGCTCCTTGGCGAGCTTCGCCATGAGCCCCTTCACGTCCTTGGCCTGGTCCTTCGAGATGAACTCCGCGATCAGCTCTTCGAGCGAGTGACCGAACCCACCGGCCCCGTAGGGCCGAGGGTCGACCAGCTTGGCCAGGATCTGCGTGTCGAGCACCTTGGGCCAGAGATCCTCCATCTTGATGCCGAAGCAGTGATCGAGCACCTGGAGGTCGTATGACGCGTTCTGCATGACGATCTTGCCCAGCTTGTCGAGCGCCTCCCGCGTCTCCTGCTGGAGCTGCGTCGGGCTCTCGTCTACCGGCAACACCCACGCCTCGTCCTGAGTGCCGAACTGGACTAGGCGGCACCTGAAGGTGCTGCTGTAGATGTCCAGCCCGGTCGTCTCAGTGTCGACCGCCAGGCAGTTCTGGTGCTTACGGATGAAGTCGCGGAACCCGTCCAGATCCTCTGGCTCTTCAACGACGTTGATGGTGACGAGGTCACCTCCGACCTCATGCCGTAGCTCAATCACACGCTCTCCTAGTTCACTTCGATGTCGGGTTTGTAGTGCATGGCGATCAGCCCGTTGCCGTTGAAGTCGGTCTGCACGATCGCCTCGGCGGGCAGCTTGCCCAGCGCGAGGATCAGCTCCGCTACAGACGTGCCTCCGGGCCGGATGCCCAGCTCCCGCCTGACCCCCTCGAAGGAGGTCTCGATCGGAATCCGGTACCGCTCAACGCGATCGATGTTCATACGCCCAGGCTCTTCCTGAGAGCTTCGAGTACCGGATCGTCGTACGTGTCCCGGATCTTGATGGCCGCGTTGAGGATGTCGAGTATCTTCGACTCCTTGCCCTCGAGGATCAGTGCCGCTTGGCCAGGCTTGAGAGCCTTGCCGTCGACACCGGGCCCGTGGGTGGTGAGTGCGATCTTCATCAGTGGTAGAGCCCCCTGACGAGACGCGAGATCGTCGCAGGGTTCACGCCGTAGTTGCGGGCGAGATCCTTCTGCTTCGCGCCGCCGTAGTAGGCGTTGCGGATGTCCTTGGCGTCGGCCTCGGTGAGCTTCTTCCGGTTCGGCCGGCTCGGGCCGGTCTTGGGAGGTAGCTCGCCTCCCTTGACGAACGCCTCACCGAACACATCGGTGAACTTCCGCAGCCGTATCGCCAAGCCGCTGTTCGCGTTCAGCGCCCCGCTGAGGCGGTTCGCCAGATCGACGTTGGCGTTCATGAGCTGGTTGTTCTCGGAGCTGAGAACGTCCCGGTGAGCCTTCACGTCGGACAGCTCGGACTGGACGTTGCCCAGCTCGACAGCGAGCTTCACGTTGGCCGCTCTCAGGTGTTTCTTCCTCATGCTTGTTCCTCCTGCAGGGATGCGAACTCTTCTTCGGTCATGTGATAGAAGTCGATGACCTTGTCCCAGTTGAAGACTCGGGACGTGAGGTCGTCGTGGATGAGGGTCAAGGTGCCCTCTTGGGTATCGAGGACTGGCTCGCCAGCGATGATCAACATCGAGTCCTCGAGGTTCACTACAGTGGCTCGCAGAGCCATGTCAGCCTCCGTACGGGGTGTTGGGGATGTCCTGGTAGGAGTTGGGAGCGATGTCCCGGAGCTGCGTGAGCAGTTCCCCTGCCAGAGCGCGGATTTCGGCATCCGCTGCCTGGTGCCAGCGAGCCTTGATGACGTAGCGCCACGCCCGGTGGTTGCCGGTCACGACCATCGGCGAGTTGGTCATGTTCGGCAGGACGGCCCTGGCCGCTTCGCGTGCCTGCTTCCGGGGCAGCCCGTTCGCCTCGAAGATCTGCATCAGCGCCGCGTAGGCGCGTTCAGCAGACTCGTTGGCAGCCAGCAGAGTGTCCTCGGCGTAGGCACGGTCCAGCTCGGGGAGCTTGGACAGGACCGGGGGCCAATGGACGCCCAGCGGCGTCGGGTCGACGTACCGCTGCGACACCACGCTGAAGCTCAGGTGCCGGTGACGCTCCAGCTCGGTCAGCACCGACCGGCTGGCCTCGATGTAGAACGTCGCTGACGCGTGCTCCAGCACGCTCTCGTGACCGACCTCGAGGATGTGCGCGAGGTAGTCCTCGTTCTCGGCTGTCGCCGGGTTCGGCCGGTGGAAGCTGCGGTAGCAGTTCCGGCCTGCGAACTCAGCCAGCTCGTCGGCGTCGAAGTCGCCGAACGGGTCACCCTCGTCAGGCTCGCCGTATTCGTTTGGCTCGTAGCCGATCTCACGCAGGACTCGAGGATCGACCTCGGTCGCTGCAATCAGTTTGACCTTCATTCTCTCCGCTCAGAGATGCGTGGCCCCCTCCCCCGAAGGGGAGGGGACCGTGGTGGATGTCAAGTACTAGGACTTGAGGAACTGCGCGTCACACTGCTGATCGCGAGGCGCGGTGCAGGAGAACAGCTTGTAGGGCTTGCCGGTCTTCTTCGACACGCCCGACTTGAACTCCATCTTCCCGTGCTGGCAGAACCGCTCTTCGCCGCCAGGAGCTTCCTGGGCAGCCTGCGGAGCCCGCGACTGACGCTGCTGACCGCCACCGTTACCGCCGCCGTTGGCGGGCGCGGGAGCGCCGCCGCTCAGGCTGGCGAAGTGGGCAGCCATCTTGGTGGCACGCTCGAACAGAGCCATCCACCGCTGCGCCTGGTTGAGACCGGCGACCACCGCAGGGTCTTCACCGAGGTCGACCAGGGCGTCCGCGACCGATGCGTACTTCGGCACCAGCCACGGCGAGGCGTAGCTGCCGTCGCCCTTGAACGTCACCGAGAGATCACCAGCGGGGCCCGCGACGACCGGCTTGGGGGCCGGCTGGGACGGCGGCGTCTGCTGCTGAGCCTCTTCGGCGGGCTCTTCTGCAGCGGCTGGCGCGTCAGCGAACGGATCTTCGTAGGACAAATTGCTACCTTTCACTTAATGGGACATGCGCCGTTGGCACACGCTTCATCGACACCGTCTTCGACGGCCTTTGCTGCAGCAGATTCGTACTGCTGCTTGGTGATTCGCTCGTAGGGGGCCTGCTGGAAGCTGGCCTCCGGGAAGATCGTGGAGCCCTTGATGAGCCCTGCGAACCTCTTGAGCGTGTCGGCCACGTCAGCGGCCTTGTAGGCGTCGGGATCGACGTTCGCGGTGAACGACACCGCGTTGTCTGCCCAGCACGTCTGGTAGAGCGCCTGGAAGGCCATCAGCTCGGTTAATGTCAAGTCGTCGGCCGACTCAACGATCTCCTCGTCCCACCCTCGATCCTCGACAGCCTGAACCAAGGTGTCCTTCGTCGGGATGGTGACCACCGAGGTGTTCGGAGCGAACAGGTCGTCCTCCACGTCGTAGCCCTGGCTGTACATCTCCATCAACTGGTCGAAGTCGGAGACCTTGTTGAACCGGATGCGCCGGTTGAAGTAGCGCGAGAAGATCGGATGGATCCCCTCGCTGACTCCCGCCAGCTTCGCGACCGTGCCAGTCGGCGCGATCGTCCGTTTCTTCACCGGGACCGGGATCCGCAGTTCGTGGCAGAACTTCTGGGCCTCAGAGTCGACCTCAGACGCCAGCTCCCGCAAGAACGCGGTGAACCGCTTGTCTCCGGGTGCCTGTGAGTACCTACGGCCTGTGAGGGCCAAATAGGACGCCACACCCAGATGCCCGACGCCGATGCGTCGGTTCCGGTCCAGAACCTCTCGGCTCTTCGGATCGGCCACGGCCGAGAACGTCGCCCGGATCAGGAATCTCGTCATCAGACGATGAGCCCGGATCAGATCGAGGTAGTCGGTCTTCCCGGCGTCGGTGACGAACGCCGCCAGGTTGATGTGGCCGAGGTTGCACGGCTCCCACGGTTCGAGCGTGATCTCACCGCAGGGGTTCGTACAGACCACCCGGTTGGGCTCTCCGACGTTGGACAGCGAGCTGTCCCACATACCCGGCTCGCCGTTGTGGACGGCTCCCTGAGCCAGCGTGTAGAGGACGTTCTGAGCCAGCACGTCATCGTCCAACCTGCCGTAGCCCTCGTTCTCCGGGCGCTGCGGGCTCTTGATGGCGTGCCGCCAGAACTTGTCGTCCACCTCGACCGAGATGTTCGTCGTCCAGTGCTCACCGGACTTGTTCTTGCAGTTGACGAACTCGGTGATTTGCGGATCAGCCCAGTGCATCATCGACATCCGCGCCGACCGGCGCACACCGCCAGCCACCACGCAGGAGGCGATCGCGTGATCGATCTCCATCGCCGAGATGCCGCTGACTGCCAGCCCCTCGTAGGCGTGCTGCGACAGGATCTTCCCGACCTTGATCAGCATCTCCGCGAACGGCTTCGGGCCGCTCGCCTTGCCGCCGAACGTCTTGAGCTTCGCGCCCTCGGGGCGCACTCGCGACACGTCGTAGACGCGCTGGAAGTGACTGACCTCGTCCCGGTAGTGGGTGTCGATCAGGTCGGTCAGGGCTGCCGCCCAGCCCTCCCGTGAGTCCTCGACCTCGAAGGCACCTACCCAGTCCGGGTCGTACTCGGTCGACAGGATGCCTGCCGCCTTCATCGCCTCGTAGTCGGGATGGTCCGGGTCGCAGACGATGTGGACGTACAGCTCCTGCTGAACCGCCCCGTAGTGGCTCAGGTAGTGGTTGCTGTAGTTGGCACCCACTCCCCCGCCCTCCATCAGCCTCAGAAAGGTGAAGGAGAAGTGCTCCGACGGGGTGTCAGTCCAGCCTGCGACCCAGCAGTTGAACAGGTGCTGCGCGTTCTTAACGCCGGATGCCCAAAGATGACGACCAGCGGGGAGGAGCTTGAACTGCTCGATGAGTCGGACGAGATCATCTTCCTCACCGTAGAGTCGATAGCGTTCATCAACGAGCGATAGGTTTCCTGCCACGACTCGTCGGACGGTCTCTGGCCAGGTTTCCTTGGTCCCGTCTGGCTTGACGCGTGCGTAGGTCCGCTCATAGACCAGCCTTCCTGTTGGCCCCCAAGGGATTTCGTCTGCCACTACTTCCTCTCTGTCAGTTCGTACCGCTTGAAATAGGCGTCAGAAGAGTCGCCGCCAGAGAACGAGACGCCGTACTCGACCGCGCCACCGCCGCGAACCTCACAGGTCACGACGCCCTTCTTGCCCCGGAACTGCTTCCAGGTGCCCCTGGCCGGGTACTTGGTCTCATCGCGCTCGATGACGACCTTGGTGCCCTTCTTCACTGGGACTTGCGCTCTGCGTAGCCGGGAGTGAAGATCCCCCCGACGTACATCTCGAGGTCTTCCTGCGGCCAGTTCTCGAGCATCATTCGCTTCTGATGCGGGAACAGCTCCGGGAACAGCTCCGCTCGGTACATCTCGGATCCGGGCCCGTTGAAGTCCGCATCCATGATGTTCATCACCGAACGAACTCCTTTCTGTAAGTGGTGGTTTGGTCGCTGTCGAGGAACTTGCCGTCCGAGCCCCTGATCGGCTTGCGGTCGGCTGTCATCGCACAGAGGACGTGCGGCTCGTCGCCGCCCTCGATGAGTCCGATCGCCATGTCGGCCGTGGGGTCTGAGTGATCAGCCCCTCGCGCCTTGCGGGTCTCGGGGAACACCGAGTGCCTGCTGCCCGGACCTTCGGTCACGTTCCCGTCCGCGTCGACACCAGCGGTGATCGCGATGATGTTGACGTGCTCGGTCAGCGACTTGACGGCTCGGGACAGCAGCATCGCCGCGCCGTCCTTCTTGGACGGCACGATCCCGTCGTCGTAGCGACTCCTGATCGCCTCGGCCTGGTCCTCGTTCTTCCCGGAGAGCGCCTTCATCGCCAGCGGCAAGATGTCCACCAGGTATCGGTTGGTCGACACGCCCAGCAGGGCGTCCTTGACGTTGTCCGACGAGTAGAGGTTGCGGCCGTTGAACTCGTTGGCAGAGAGCTGCTGTCCGCTAAGCATCTGCAGCGCAGCGATGCGAGCCGTGACGACGGCCTCGTTGAAGCTGAGGGCCTCCATCTTCCGTTGAGTCGCAGGACGTTCGAGGTACCAGACCCAGAGGTCGTTCACCAGGTCGTCAGCCTGACTTTCGTCCTGCTTCCAGGCGAACAGCGCCGCCCTCGCGGCTTTGCGGAAGACTTCGTGCATCAGGCCATCACGCTCCGCAGGTACTCCTCCCGGTCCATGCCCCGAGGCATGCCGCGTGTGACCTCGTCGGCGAAGACCTCGCGGACCTCCCTCGACGTGATCTGACGCGACCGTGCGTTCTTGTGCAGGTACGGCAGTTTGGTGGATGTCAAGTTTCAGACCTTCCAGATGTGACCGTCGACCGCGAAGCGGCCGTTGTCGATGTTGACGACCTCGGGCTTGACGTACGGGCCATCGATAGTCAGGACGCCAAAGCCCTGCTGCCAGTTGCCCGTTCCGCCCTTGAGGTAGGACGCCTGCGTCATGTCCATCAGGTTGCCGACCTCGAGGCCGGTGACCGACTTGCCGACGACAGACCCGAACCCGAAGGACTCCGAGAGGATCCCGAGGCGATGGGTGTGGCCCATCACCACCGACTTGTTGAACCTCTTCGCACCGTTGAGCGCCGTGTTACCGGCGATGCGAGAGATGCTCATCTGACCGCGATGGCCGTGGGTGGTTACCCAGCCGGGAGCGAACTCGTTGAAGTCCGGGAGCACCTTGATCCCGAACCCGTCGAAGTCCAGCAGGTGCTGGATGTGGAACGCACCCTCGAACTCGGCCAGGGCCGGCGCGTACTTCGACAGGTACTCCCGAGGCCGAAGGTCGTGGTTGCCTTCGTGGACCTCGATGGGACCGTCGTACACCTTGCGGAGCGGCCCGAGGAGCCGCCGCTTGGCGATCTCGTTGTGCTCCAGCATCACCGGGTAGAACTCCTCGGCGGTGCCCTTGCTCCAGCGAGCTGGCGACGGGTAGTCCATCAGATCACCGATGTGGATGACGCCATCCGGCTTCCAGTCCCCGATGAACTTGATGACCGCCCGCAGGGCGCGGGGATCATCGAACGGGATCTGGGTGTCCGGGATGACGACGATGCGCTTGCTCAAGAGGTCTCCTCGACTCCAAGTGCCACGAAGCCTGACGGCTGTCGCACTGCGTACCGCTGCTCCGGTGGGAGCTGCATCTTCTCGAGAACGCCTGCGTAACCGGCGATGTCGACCACGGTGTCTTCGTGGTAGCCGTTCTCCATGAACCGTGCGATCTTCAGCAGGATCATCATCACGGCCACGTCCTCGGGCTCGAACTCGACGCCTGTGTACGCCTCCCACAGCTTCGCGATGCGAATGTGGTTCTCCTTGGCGTCCCCGTAGTCCTGCGCCCGCTGGCCGTTGATGATCTCCTCGGCCTTGGTCAGGATGCTCATTCGTCGTCGCTCTCTTCGTGGACGTAGTCGTGAATGCCCTCGAGATCGAACAGGGTCAACTGTTCCGGGTCCATCAGATCCTTTCCAGCAGAGCGTCTTTGCCCTGCGTGATCACTAGTGAGTTGACATCCTCGCCGTCTGGCATAGGAATGATTCGTGCGTTCGGCAGCGTCTTTGCCACCTGTTTGGCGAACTCCATGCCAGGCTCATCACCGTCAGCCAGGATGTTCACGTTGCGGTAGCCCAGGAACAGCTCGCGGAAGTAGGGCTTCCACATCTGCGATCCGGGAACTCCGACTGTCGGGATGCCACACAGCTCGGCTGTGATGGCGTCGATCTCTCCCTCGGTGATCGCCATGTCCCGCGAGTAGCGGGTCAGTGCTGGCGTGTTGTACAGCCGGGGTTTGTCCCCGGCCACCGTCATGTACTTCGGGGTGCCGCCGTCGAGGCGGCGGAACCTGATCGAAGCCACCGACCAACCGCGCCAGGGAGAGTGACGCATGTACGGGATGGACAAGCAGCCTCGGTACATCTCATGACCAGGGAGTGGATCTTCCACGTATCCCAGCCCGTACGGTCGAATGCGATGCTCCAGAAGACCGCGACTCTCCAAATACGCGGCGGCTGGGCTTCCGTTGAGGCTTTCCCTGTAGCGGGACGTTGAGTCCCACAGATATTTCCTCTGCGATTCGCTTAGCCGTGACAAAGTTCACCCCCTCTTCATGTCGGATGATCGAGATCACGTCGCCACGCACGTTGCACGCCATGCAGTTGAACCCGTCAAGGTCGTAACTGACTGCGGCAGACGGCGTTTCGTCGCCGTGGAATGGACACAGGCACTTGTTCCACTCCTGGTGGTCCGGTGGGGCTTCCCAGTCCGGGTAGTACCTGTTGATGACCTGCGCGATCGGGCTAGAGCATGACGGCGTAGACACTGCAGTCCTCGACTCGGCCGTTCCACTGGCCCTCGAGCACGCCTTCAACGAACAGCCCCATGTCGCCTTCGTCGCGATCGTCGTTGATGATCGCTTCGATCCGGTACCTCATGTGTTCCTTTCGGTGTATGTCAAGTTTGGGCCTTGAGCTTCTCGGCTTCGATTGGCGCAATACGGATTCCGATGACCTGGACGGCCGGCGGGTTCCTCAGGTACTCGATGGCCCGCTTGAAGAACTCGATGCAGTCCCTCGCCCAGCCCAGCGTGTACTTGTTGCACATCGTGCAGAGCAGCCCTCGGATGATGCCTGTCTTGTGGTCGTGGTCGACCGACAGGCGCTTGTGCTTGCCGTTGGCCCTCTGGCAGATGTAGCAACGACCTCCCTGGAACTCATAGATCGCCCAGTACTCGTCAGCGGTGATGCCGTAGGTGGCGAGAATCCTCGCCGCCCAGGTGCCCGTGGACCTCGTCTGCTTGGTCACGCGGTGGTGTGTGGCACACCTCGGACCCGGCCACGGCGTCTTGCGCCGCGCCTTGATCCCCTCGGCCTTGCAGTCGACGCACCACTTCCCAGAGTCAGGTCTCGGAGCGGCTTTCTTCCGCCTGGCCACGCTCACGCTCCTCTCGCGCTTCGCACACCAGCAGGAGCCACGTCAGCAGCCCGTAGAGCCCCACCAGCGCGTAGACCGTGCTCATGAGACGCCCTGAATCCACCGACGCGGGTACGCCAGATCCAGCAGAGCCAGATCGATGAGATCGGCAGCCAGCTCCGGGTCCGCGAGCATCCACGAGTGGTAACCGTCGACCGCGTAGAACGTGGCGTCGGTAAGCTTCGCGGTGCTCAGACCGGCGGCGTACGGGACGATCGCGTCGTGCAGACCGTGCAGGACCGCCGTCGGCACACCGTGGCGCTGCATCGCCTGGAGCAGAGGCACTGTATTGGCCCTCATGAGCGCGTAGGCCGCTCTCGGGAACCGCAACCCTCCAGCTCCGTTTCGGAGCGTCTCGAGAAGGCTCAGCCGCTCCTCGGCATCCCTGAGCTTCATCGCCTCCACGCCGTCGCCGACAACGTCGAGCACAGACCCGGCGAGCTTCTTCGCCGCCCGCCAGGCGAGCGTGCGGTAGTTGCCCACCTTGGTGGAGTCGTGGTGCTCCTGGCCGGTGGCCGCGTCCATCAGGATCGCGGCCGCGACCCGGTGCGGGTTACGAGCGGCGATCTCGACCAGCATTCCGCCGCCCATCGAGTGGCCGACGAAGATCGCTTTCTGGACCTTCAGCACGTCGAGCGCCCGCATGGTCACCGAGGTCATGTCCTCGACCGAGTGGCCCCACGGCATCGAACCGGAGCGACCGTGGTTGACCGCGTCGAACGCGATCACCCAGAAGCCCTTGTCCGCCAGACGCTTCAGCATCTCTTTGTAGGCAGCCCCGGTGGCCCCCAGGCCGTGTAGGAACACCAGCGGGACGGGCCCGCTGCCGACCTCAGAGACGCCTACGCGGAAGCCGTCCTCGAGGACGAGCGTCTTGCGTTTCAACGTCACAGCCACCGCCGTGCCGTGCGGTCGATGTTGAAGTCCGACACGTTGCGGGCCAGCGCGAAGCGCGGCTCCTGGTGGGTAACCGTGGTCTTCACCACGGACTCCTTGCCGTCGTCTCCCTTGACCAGCGTCTTGCGGGCCCAGGAGACCGGCTTGGTGGCCAGCAGTCCCGACAGGATCTGCTGGTGGATGACGTTGGCCCGCTTGGGCATTGCGTTCGGGGTGGCGGTCATGTGTTCCTCTCGTTGGGTGGATGTCAAGTACTTGGGCAAGCGAAAGTCGCGCCCGAGTGGCGGAGTGTGCCCCTGCCAATCACCGCGCTGGTTACCGGCTCATCGCCGTGGGGACTCGGGCGTGACTCGTACGCTTAACGCAGCTCGATGTCCGGGAGGATCGACTGCGGCTTGAAGTTGACCTGGTAGAAGTCAGAGCTGACGTTCTTGCCGTCGATCTGCTCCACGAAGTAGCTGACGTTGTCGCTCAGGCCCAGGAAGTGCTTCTTGTAACCGTCGCTGACCTTGCAGGTCACGTCGAGCTTCTTCGCCCCGGTGTCCGGTGCGATCGAGCACCGTCCCGAGATCTCGAGCAGGTACTTGTCGGTGACGCCGTTGAAGAACACGATCCGGCGTGGCACCTCGAAGTTGTCAGCGGCCTTGCTCAGGTTCTGCGAGGCCACGTCCGCGTCGGACGTACAGCCGACCAGGCCCAAGCCTGCGGCGGCGACGACTGCTGCGGTGATGATCTTCTTCATGCGCTACTTTCTGTTGGGTGGATGTCAAGTCAGTGACCGAAGTCATTGATCTGCATGGTGTCTCCGACGAACTCGAGCGAGGCGAAGTCTTGGCCCGACGCATCGGACTTCCCACCTCGGTTCTTGACCGTGGAGACGTTGAGCGAGTCGGGGCCGAAGCCGTCCGACACGCGGTTCAGAGTCAGGACCATCTCGGGCACGCGCCCGATCTGACCCTTGATGCCCGACAACGGGATTGGCTTGTCGCCGTCGTTGTACGGGCCGGTGACGTGGTGGAGCCCTATCACGCAAGAGCCAGTCTCTCTGGCCATTTCGTGCAGGTAGTCCATCAGCGACTCCAGACCCGAGAACGGGTCATCGCCCTCGCCCGCATCGGTGCGGACGTTGGTGATGTTGTCCACGACGATCAGCGCCGGGAAGTCCTCGTACAGCGCGTCATACGCCGCCAGTGACTCCTCGATCACGTCGAGCGAGGGAGATGCCTTGTAGTTGAACCGGATCGGAAGAACATCCAGCTCGTCGGCAACCTCGCCGATGTCCTCGTTACGGACAGCCCGCGTCGATCTCTCGAGCGACCACCCGGTAAGGATGGACACTGACCTCGAGAGCTGCGTGAAGGCGTCGGAGTCGGCCGAGAAGTACAGCGTCGGAACCTTCGCCTTGAGGGCGTAGGCCAGGACGAACGCTGACTTGCCGGTACCTGGACCGGCGCAGACGAGGACTAGCTGGCCCCGTCTGAGCGTCGTTCCCTTCGCCTCGATCGCGTCCCACACTGCGGGCAGCGGGTCACCGGCCGAGCCTCTGATGTAGAGGGACTGCCGTGGTGTGTACACACAACTCCTTTCAGAACTCGGGCCCGTAGATCTCGATGACCATCGCGTGCAACTCCTCGGCAGCGGTGTCGTTCTCGATACCGTTACGACGCAGGATCGCGACGATCTGCTCCCAGAGGGTCACCTGTTCTTCTGGATGGTGATCTTCGAGTCGTGGATCTCACGGCCCGCGTGGGCGGCTCGCGTCTCCTCGTCCAAGGCTCGCTGCATCTGCTTCATCAGCGCGGTGCCCCGGAGTTTGAGGATCTTCATGATGTCCGCGCCCTTGTGACCGGCGCGGTGCATCCGAAGGACCGCAGCCGTCTCATGCGGCGCGGCCGTCGACTTCAGCAGCCGATGGTTGGGATCCCAGTCGCGAGGCTCCTTAGCGAGCTGCATAGCCGACCCACGTTCCTTCCTTGTCGAGCTTGATCGCGGCGCGTTCGAGGCCCTTGGCGGTGAGCCGGCCCTGCGTGGTGGCGGCTCCCGATCCGGGGTGGATGTAGATCCGGTTCTCGGCGTAGCCCATCGAGACGGCGTAAGCCTTTGCGGCGGTGCCTTTCTCATCGATCCAGCCCCACGACCGAAGGTGGTCGTTGAACGTGAACGGCGGGACGCCCAGCTTCCTGGCGCTGTCGCGCAGCGAGAACAGCCCCTCCATGTCGAAGAACTCCTCGGCAGCCCGCACCTTCGGTGCGTCCACCGCGATCTTGTTCTCGAGGAATGCGGCTTTGGCCCGTGCCTCTTGAGCGGCCTTGGCGACCTCGATCAGCTTCGCCAGAGCCACGTCCGGGTCAGACAGATCCAGCTCCGGGGACAGGTAGCCGCCCGTCTTGCGGATCGTCGGCAGAACCTCCGACGTGACCCACTTGCGGAACGCCTTCGCCTGCGGCTTGTCGCTGCGGACGATGAGCGCGTACAGACCGGACTCGTTCACCACGTTCGCGGCGGGAGCGAACGGGCCTAAGTCGAACTTAGCCCTCTCGTCGGCGTCGAGACGGGACACCACGACGGTGGGGTTGGTCAGCCCCAGCACCTCGCACACGTCCTTCGCGACGAACCAAGGCTCGCCCTCGATGGTCACCACGCGGACCTCCGCGTTGATCACCAAGCCGCCCTCATCGGCGCTGGGGACGTTCTGGAACTGGAACTTCTCGATCTCGCTCATTCTCTCTCTTTCGGTGGATGTCAAGGTCGTCACAAGACAAACCTCTGCCCGTCTGGCGTGGCCACTACAACCTCGCGATTCGGGTGGTCATACCTCTGCGCCTCGGCGAACCTGAACGCCGCCTTCTCCTTGGGGAAGGGGAAGCGGGACGGGTGCGCCTGGCAGTGCCACAGCGGAAGCTCGGGGATGGGCCCCAGCTCCACGTAGGTGTAGCTCGTCTCAGGATCGAGTTCGAGCGTCGTTCTGTACTCCTTCATGCCTGCCTATCTAGATACGCGTTACTCGGTGGCTGTCAAGTTCGACTACTGGAAAACGGGGCAGCTATAGCTCACGTCGCAGAAGTTGCACTTGTCGGGCTCCGGGAGCGCCTCGAAGTCTCCTGCCTGGATCTTTGCCTCAACTTCGTGGAACCTCTCGGTGACCTTCTCCCGCGTCCACTCGGTGAGGTCGTAGGGGTCGGTCGGCTTGGCCGGCTTGCCCTTCTTCCCCGCCATGAAGTAGTCGCCCGTGTCGACCTTGACTCCGTAGAGGATCTCGATCGCTAGCGCGTAGACGCCGAGCTGGAAGTCGTCGCCCGGAGAGTTGCCCGTCTTGTAGTCCCGGACTCGAGGCTTCCCGTCGACCACGACGACCGCGTCGATGTAGCCCCGAACCTTGATGCCGTCCAGCTCGATGTTGAACGACAGCTCGATCGCGGGCTTGCCGTCGGGCGTGATCCAGATCGTCTGGCCCTTGGTGTTGCGCCAGTTGTAGAACTTCTCGACCTGCTCGAGCCCGATCTCGAAGCGGCGCTCGATGTCTCGCTCGCCGTTGTAGGGGCCTGACCACGTCCACCACTCGAAGTTGGGCGTCTCGGCGCACAGCTCGCCGATGTCCTTGGCGTACTCCTCGCGGAAGATCTCTTGTGCCCGTTCGAGACTCATCTCTCGGCCCTCGGCCAGGGCCTTCTCGTAGACCTCAGCGACCGTGTGGAACGCGGTGCCCTGCGGCAGCCACGCGGCGGGCCTAGCCCACACCTTGTCGATCCTGGCGAGCTTGTATGCCATTGGGCACCTGGTGTATTGGTTCAACTGACTCACCGATCGCAACGGCAATGTCGTCATACGACTAGTCCTCCTCCTGTCATAGCTTCCTCGATCACTGATTTCATCTCTCCTACCGAGGGCGCGGACGGAGGGAAGACGACGTGCTCGCCGTACAGCCTCGCCACCAAGAACTCGCCTGTCCCGTGCATCATGCGTTCGTCATCTAGGAAGCCGTGCCCCAGCACATCCATGCGGTCGGCCGCGAGGATTAGGTCGGCGACCGGCCGGTACATCGGCTTGGTGCAGCCGACTAGCGGACTTCGATAGACGAGGAGAGTGGTGCAAGTCTCGGAAGGGGCGTCCTCCATCCAAGACTCGCACCTCTGCGCGAAGAGCCAGCTCGGTCGATGAACGACCGTCTGGGGCTCTGAGATAACTACTCCTGCGAAATTCTTCGCGAGATGCGCGAGCGGCACCATTCACTCTCCCTAGTAATAGCTAGAACTCACCCGAGGAGAGAATCGATGTCTGGTGGCCAGCACCATATCATTTCTCCTTCCTCGGTCAGGTTTGTGTGCTTGTTCACCCGGATCAGCAGGTCGTCGTCCGCACTGGTGCGCGGGACGTACCTGAAGCCTCCGTAGGGGGCCACGCCCGGTTCGGGCGGTATATCGGGGTCGAACTCGAGCACGACGTTCTCGTCGCGGAGCTTCCTCCACCACGACAGCAGGCGCTTCTTCTTGTCCTCGGACATCGTCTTGAAGCTACCCACGCGCATATACTCGCCGTGGTCGCGAAGCCTCTGGTAAGCCTTCGACTTCCCGTGCAGCTTAGTGGTTTTCCACGGCCACGCCTCTTGGACGATCTGCCTAGTGGTCAATCGTCCCCCGTATGTCTTCTTCTGCCACGAAACAGCCTGGCGGGTGACGCCATGCATGTCCGCGATCTCGCTCTGATTGAACCCCTTCCTGCGAAGATCCTCAATCGTGCTGAGGGTCAAAGGCTGTCGCGACGGGGCCGATCGCCTCGCCACGTTGTTGATTTTGCCGCTCATGTTTCCCTCCATGAGAAAGGTTCAGTTGTATTCTCCTGTCAAGGAGAATTGTAGGTGACTGTCAAGTCAATCTCTCTTCCCATAACTCGTGCCTTCGACCGCGTCTCGATCTCAGACACCTTCGGCTCTTACCAGGTGCTGCCTAGTAGCTAGCTGAACAAGGCTTACGCAGTCGTAAACCTAGCTGGTGGTACTGACACGTAGCAAACCGTTTCCTAGACGCCCTCCTTAACCTGCACAGATAGCTCCTCTATGCGTCCCTCGATGTCTTCGATGTCCCATCCGGCTTGTTCGTGGGCGGGCGACCCCTCTCGCGCCTGCTCGAGCCGATCCTGTGCGTCAGCTAGGAGCGACTGCAGTTCTTCGAGGTCATCGTCGTCATCTACATACATGTCTCACAGCTTCCTTTCAGTGATTCTCACAGGTTTGTGTGGTAGATCAGCTCGTCCGAGGCAACGTCCTCCTCCTGGCCGTCTGGCCATTCAACTCGCACGACCGACCCGTTGGTTGACCTCACGATTCCGACGGCGGCGTGACCCTCAGCAAAGAACTGACGGTCCACCACCTCTGCGCCTACCTCGAACATCGAGCCTCCCTAGTTCTTGTCGCGGACCCGAGGCGGCTCCTGCGAGCCACCAGACGGTGACTTGTACTCCTCCTGCGTGTCGGAGATCTCGACCCAGCCCCAGCCACCGCGCCCGTTGGCGCAGGCGTGGATGTAGTAGGAGTCGCTGTGCTTCGCACAGAATGCGGGCGCTGCCTCTGCCCGTGGAGCGACCACGAAGGCTCCGATCGCCGCCCCTGCGGCCACCAATGCTGCTGCGATGTACTTGTTCATGTCATGCCTCCCATGTGGTTGTGACGATGCCGCCCTTGCTGGGCGGGTCATGCTCGATGTGGGTGATCCATAGGACCGGGAAGCCTTCTCGCTTCGCGGCTTTGCGGTGTGCCTTGCGCCACCCTGGTGTCTTGACCGTGGTGATCTCGATCTTGTAGGGCCAGTACCTGACCTGGCACTCGAAGACTTCACCGCGCAGCGGGACCATCACGTACCCTTCGTGATCCATCAGCAGAACCATCTCTTCTTGCAGTAGCGCGACTTCTTGTCGTGGTCGCGCTTGTCGTTGTCGGGGGAGGCGGCAGCTCCCCTCGTAGCCACCGCCTCCCGGTCTTCGTTCGCGTCTTGCGCTGTGCAGGGCGAGAACTCGCCGTGCTCGAGGTGGTACCTCCGGTCGGCCGCTGGGGTTTTGGCGGTCTGCACGCCTGCCAGGTGCGCCCAACACTCGGCCGAGACATCGGCCCGAGCCTCCGCGATGATGGCCGGCGTGTTCCCCAGCACGATGGCCCCGACCAGCGCAGCGAGGATGTATCGAGCCTTCACTGGGCACGCCTCCGTCTCTGGAACTTGCGGTCCTTGTAGTACTCAGGGCCGTTGACCGCGTTGGTGAGCCAGCGCGGTGTCTTCGGTTGTGGCTCACCGACGTTGAACTCGTCGTCCACGCCTTGATGCCAGTCCTCGCGGTGGATGTTGCTCATCGACGCTTCTCCCAGGTGAGGGAGTGCCGCAGGCCACCGCACTTGCACTGCCAGCCGTCGAGCCTCTTGGGAGCGCGGTAGCGGGCGTACTGCTTGCCTCGGGCGCACGTCCCGACCCACGGTGCGGTGGGATCGATGCCTTCCATCTCGAAGCAACGCTTCCCGTCACCGCCCAGCTCGCGGTGCTTGCGAGCCCAGACGTAGTCGTGGTGATGTCCCGGAGTCAGCGCGTGAGCGATCTCATGGGTGATGGTGTTCTTCGTGTCTTCGTACGACCGCCGCGCCATGAGCGGCTTGGACAGGCTGATGACTTGCAGCCGGTAGTTGCACTGGCCTGCACGCTTTCTCGCGTTGTCGAACCTCACTGTCCAGCCGAAGGCTGCGAGCCCGTGCTCTGTGAGCAGATCCTGAGCGATGCGCCGTGCCTCGGTCATGGTCATCTGTCGGGTCATCATCGCGGTCACGCCTTGTCTCGCTTCCAGTCGTTACGGTTGCCCTTGCCGGGGCGCTTGATCTCTCGTTTGCGGTTGGTGTGCTTGCGTGCCGCCGCAGCCTGAGCTGCGCGGCGTTCCGCGTGCTCGCGGCCACGGTCGGTCACGTCTTTCATCCCTTCGGTTAGCGCGCCGTGTCGTCCACGACGAGGTAGCTCGTCTCACCGAGCGAGAGCCACCAGTTGCCGGTGTCTTTGTCGAGCCACAGGCCGATCTGTCCGGGCTGGTCTGAGCAGTCCTCTTCGCTACAGACCGGGTAGTCCTGGCCGTCGACCGTTCGAAGCTCGGTCAGGTTGACCGTGTCTGCGTTGGCGATCGTTGCCTCGGCCTGGGCGATGCCCAGGATCAACAGGCCAGCGATGATGAGTCGGATCATTCTTCTTCCCTCCAGTTGTGGTCTGCGAGAAGCCTTTTGGCTATCTCGATCGGATCCTCGATCACTGCACCTCCCCTCCGGTGCATGTCAAGGGGCGGTCAAGCTGCGGGAGCAGCGCGTGGCCGATGTACTCGGTGAAGGCTGGCGGGATGGCTTCTGCGATCTCCTTGCGGACGTTCGTCCAGTGGATGTCCATCGCGTCTTTCCACTCGGCGAGCGATCCCTTGCCGCCGCCGTGGCCGTACACCGCGACCATGTCGCCCTCGTACTTGACGCCGTGCCTCCATCCGGCGACTCGGTGTCCCTTGTGCGATGGGTGCTCGGGCCGTGGGGCCCAGAAGCCCGACACCTCGAAGTGACGGTGCCGGAACACTCGCAGGCCGAACATCAGCCCGCAGAGCGTCAAGTCTTCGCGGATCGGAGCGCCGACGACGTTCTCGATGATGTAGGGCTTGCCGGTGGCGTCCAACGCTTCTCGCGTTGGGGGCAGCAGGTCCGGGAAGGTGTTCTCTCGGTAGCCGTGCGTGCCGGTCGTGAGTGCGCTATACCTCTGGCACGGTGGGCTCGCGTGGATCGCGTCGAACTCATGGCCGTGAGCCTTGAGGAACTCAAGCGCGTCTCCCTGGTGGAACTCGAACGGGTAGCTGTCGCGCTGAGCGATGTCTACTCCGACGACCTCGAAGCCTGCGCGGTGGTAGCCCATACCTGCACCACCCGCTCCGCAGAACAGGTCAAGAAGCCTCGGCATGTGTGTCCTTTCGGTGTATGTCAAGCTCGGTGGATGTCAAGCGGCGCGCACGCCGAACTCGCTGAGGTAGACGCGGTCAGCTCCCGCGAACGGTGCCTCCGAGAAGGCATGCACGAACGTCGAGTACTTGCGGGGGTTGTACGTGATCTTCTGGCCCACGAAGTCTTGCGGCAGAAGGCTTATCAGCTCCCCGACCATGCCCGCGTGGACGTTCTTCACGCCCGTACGCAGCACCTTCTGCCTGCCTCCCTCACGAACCACGCCTTTGGCGTGCGCCAGGAGCACGTCACCGCTGCGGTGGATGACCCGACCCTTGAAGTCACCCTCAAGTGCCTGCACCGAGTACCACGGCTTGCCGTTCTTGCGTGTCTGGTGGAGGTTCAGGTAGACGAACACTCGAATCGGTTTGGGGGTCACTTCGATCCCTTCGGGGGTTGTGGCTTCCACGCGGTTCGCTTGTGCCGCCTTGCCTTTCGCATGGCGAGCATGATGTCGGCGTTCACTCGACGGTCACCGCCCATTCGGCCACGGTCTGGCCGTCCTTGAGGATGTCTCCCTGCAGGTCATCGCGGATGTGCTTGACCTCGAGCCCATGCCTCGCAGCGGAGGCGTGGAGGTGGTCGATCAGCATCGCCTTGTGCGTTGCCTTGACGGTGACGCTCTTGTCGGTGCCCACCTTGGTCACAGTCAGTTCGAACATCACTTCACCATCGCTTTCAGCTCGGCCTTGATCCGGCGTGCGTCCTCACCGCGCCATGTCGACGCGTTGCTGAGGAAGTAGAGGACGATGCTCTTGGCGCTGTCGCAGCCATAGCTGTCGTTGATCGACGAAAGATCCCGCATGGCTTGCCAATACGGCTGGGCACCGAAGTACATCTTCGGCCAGGTGCGGCGGATGTCATCGGCGATGACGTGCAGCGGTCGTGTCTCGGTCGTGGTCATGCTCAGCCCTCCATCTCTTGGAGCCACGACGCGGCCGTGGCGAACGCCTCTGACTTGCCCATCGCGAACCGCGCCTCGGCGTGCTGACCACGCTCGCCCCAGTACAGGGCGTCCTTCGCGTAGGTCGTGCTGTGCGCCATCAGGTGCGTGATCATTGCTGTCTTGGACATGGCTTCCTCTCGGTGGATGTCAAGTTGGGGTCAGTGCAAAATGATGGTGATGTCTTGCTTGCGTCCCGTGCTGTTGCCACCACAGGCCATGCACGTCGAGCACGTTGTCTTGAAGCCAGCCTCAGCCGATGCGGGGCACACGACCTCTCCAGCCTCACGCGGTGCGTTGCCCGGACGCGGCCGGAAGGTCCGGTATCCCTTCATCCGTGCCTCACGCCTCTGTCCGACCGTGTCGGCCGAAGCCATGCACAGCTCTGCGAAGCGCGGGTCAGCGGTACGCCACTGGTGGGTGTATCCGGTCACGCCATCGGCGACAGCCGCGATGGCTTCCCACACCTCGAAGGGCACAGCGGCCGGGTCACCGTAGCTACCGAACCGCACGCGCTGTCCCTCGAAGCGCGACAGGTCGAAGGGCACCGATCCCTTGCGAGCGTGAGCATTCCAGCTCGAAGTCTGGGCATGTCCGCGCCGAAGGCTCTTGTGGGTGTAGCACCCACCATCCCCGCCGGAAGCTACCGAGCGGAAGGGGCAGTTGCCGCACGTTGCCGTGTCCAGACCCAGCTTCAACGCTTCGGTGGGGTTCACGTCAGCTCGCAGGATGGCGATCTGGATCATGTCGCCGGTCTTGACGTTCGATGACTTCCGAGCCTTGCTGCCCTTGGTGGGCACACCCGTGGCCAGGACGATGAGATCCTCGCCGGTCAGCTCGCTCTTGCCTTCCCAGATGAGCATGCGCTCGGTTGCCATGCCTACGCTCCGATCTTGACGACGGTGCCGACGACTGCGGTCCCTTTGAGGGCATCCATCAGGCCGACGATGATCTCGGTGCCGACGATGTCGAACGTGCCGTCGGTATCTAGTTCGCAGTCCTCTGCGATCGCTTCCGCGTTGTCCCACACCTCTGCCTCAGAGGTCAGAAGCTCGCTGTTGCCGAACCTGTCGGCGATCTCCCACATCACTTGACCCGGACGTAGCCGTTGCCTCGGGCAACGTAGACCCGACCGTCGATGTACACGCGCTGTTGCTTGTTCACTGCGATCCCTTCGGTGGATGTCAAGTTCAGGACAGGCGAGATGCCCGTGCCTGCATTGCTTTGAAGTGAGCCGATGGTCCGGTCGGAGACACAACCCTCCCCTGGCGGGGGGCCGGCGTCCTGCGGATTCTGGTCCCGACGTTCAACTCTCCGAGCTGACGCTCTGCGAGCCCCTTGGGCTTCGCGTTGCCTTCCTGCTCGATCTTCACGTCGAAGTCAGTCCATCCCTTGAGCCCCTTGTCCAGCTCGAGGTCCACGGTGCGTGGAGCCGAAAGCTCAGGCGCTGCGAACGGGGTGCGGATGCTCTTGCGTGCGGTCACTCGGACCTCACGGTGTTCTGCGAAAGCTGACATAGCTAGTCCTCTCGATCAAAGCTCAGGTGTTCTAAGCGGGTTGGGGTGGATTCGAACCACCTCGCGATGACCACCAGGGCCAACCCATAGCTACCGCTGAGGAATCAAACCTCAGAGCACATATGCCGATCTCAGTCCGCATAGCTATTCGCATTATCGGTTGCCCGGATTACCAAACTCACGTCCATCTGCCTCCGAATGCTCAGATGACCGACTGGATTGCCGTTAGGCCGAATGCTGACGATGTGCGAAGTACGCGGGGGATCGTCCTTATCCGCCATACTCACCGCCGACCCCCGAAAGGGCCGCTCCACTATTTAGTTCTCAAAGTTCAGGTCGTGCTGTTGTGATTCTCACTCTATCAGGTGTCCCGGTGGCTGTCAAGTCGAGCTGTTCGCTATTGCAGCTACGCGCTCATTAGGCCGCTGGCATAAGGCCCACTCGGATTGACTACCGAAACGCTCTGAAGTTGTGTGATTCTCACCGTACCCGACTGCCCGGTGGCTGTCAAGTACTCCCGGATCTTCCCCGGTACCGGCGACTTGCGCCTCCCGCCTTGCTGCTGCGGTGACACCAGTAAACACCACCTCCCCGGTGGATGTCAAGTCCACAGGTCACCGGCTGTTTCGGTGGCTGTAAAGGCAGCTCACAGGGCCCCGGTTGCCCGGTGCATAGGCTGCTCACTACGTGCCCGATATGGGGGCTAATCGCGGCTTAGGGCCGCTGTCGGCTGTCTGCCCTGGTCATCGGCCGTTGTCGGCCGTCGTCGGCCGGTATCGCTTGCCTATCCCCGTGCATAGGCTGCTCACTATCGCACCGGTTGCGGTGCATATGCCCTGCTGAGAGTGCATCGGCCAGGACGCTACGCAGTAGCCGGCACTTCGCATCGCCCCTGGTGGGGCGGGGTATCGCATCGCATCGAGGGTTTGCTGACGAGGTCGCATCGCATCGCGCCGACGCATCGCGGCGCGTGGTAGTGTTTGCTGTGTGTCGCATCGTCGCAGGTCAAGAGGGGTAGGGGGGTTCCCCCCAGGGGGTGGACCTTGACCGGTCGGTTA